AGGGAGGGAAGATCACCAGTACCGAGTTTTGCGACGATTTATTCCCAAGGGACAAGCTATTGAAGAGCTGAGCGATCGCCAGCTGGTTCAAATCAATTGGTATCTGAATTCCCGACCACTTAAATGTCTTAATTGGCATACACCAATCGAGATCTTCTTGCTTAACCTACGTCACTAAATTCGTTCAAGTTATTTCTTGCAATCTGCCTTATTGAAATATCAGAACCACTGTAAAGGTTCTTTACTAGATGTAAATGGTTTAGCGAACCAGGATAATCATATGCGATGGCACCCATAAAAGTTGACAAAAAGTCTTTCCGCACCTTGAATGTATCTTTTGATTTTCCTCGTTCAAATTCTTCTGTCGGTAAAGCATCAAATATATTATATTGAATTCGACTTTTATCTACCGTTTCACTACGCAGAACACGTGAAGTGGCTCTAAATAAATCTTTCGTTTTTAAGTTGTCGTCATTAGATAATACTAGTTCGCCATCAAGAACATAATCTATAGAACCGTTATTCCCTAATACCTCTGCTAACTTCATAGCTTCTGCGGTTTGTATTTCTAATCCATTAATTGGTAATCCTTTACGAGTATAGAATTGCCCCTTGCCATTCTTAACAATGAATACAGATCTATGACCGTCTAATTTTTGAGTTAAGGTAAATTCGTTACCTGTAACCTTTTCTGTATACTTGTGATACGGATGTGCAAGTTGAACACTAAATTCACGGATAAATCCTTTACCCAAAGCTTTATTAATAGTTTTTGCTGTGATACCCACTTTGATATCCTTAGCAAATATATGGTAGATAAATTCCTTTTCGTCAGGAAACATACTTGCAAAATCTTGAATTAACATGATAGTGCCATGTGTCCCAGTATTATGCTCCTTAACATATTCCATTAGAGACTCTAGAGAATATTCACCTTGACTATCAGTATCAATTTCTCCCGCCACAAAGTCTATTACTTTACTATTTAAGCTCTTAAAAGAAACTCCAGTCCGTATGAAGTCATCATATACGAACTGAAGCGTCTTTACAAAGAGCTCTTTATCTTTATTACCTTTTAGAATAGCAATTTTATCCGTATTAGAACTTGTGCTACCTAATTGATTAAATAATTCTTTTAGCTCTTTAATTTTCATTTTCTTATGCCTCTTTTAGCAATCTTGTATTTTGTTTTTCTATTTCTAATTGATGGATAAAGTCAATCAAGCCATCTATTTCTTCTGTAAATTCACTACCATTAGTGACGTCATATTGTTCTTGAATCATGTCAGAGAACCATGCGATATTTAAAATTTCACCATTCAATGAAGTTAACCCTGCATCTGCTAAATCTGTCATATCAGGCCACTCAGTTGATAAATATAGATCTGCTCCATCATCAAAGTAGTCCAGCTCTAACATCCATACCATATCATTATATGTCCTACACACAACAATATGATTGTTAGTAATATTTAAGAGGCGGCGAATTAAAAGTTGTAATTCATTTCCGACCTTTACACAAGCGTTATATGAATCGCCTGACTTGTCACTATATGCTAACAATTGTAAAGTTTCGAAGTTTCTAACTACATTGTAGAACTCCTTATCCTTACTAAAGACTTCTTGAACGACTTTTACGTTCATGCTCATCATATGCGTTTATATCCCCCTGAATATACTTTATTGAGCTATGGTAAAACTATTCAACCATAGATCATTTGTTTTTGTTCTAATCCATGTACCATTTTGTTTTGTCATTTTCGGTCGCTTATATACTGAATTAATTTTAATAATATTTCCTTTGTTCAAATGACTTTGTTTATAATCCTTTATTGATACAAAGCATTGAACTTCTACTCCTTTCTTGATCGAATAGAGTTTAACAACCGCCTTATTCGATCGCATTACCACATCGGTTATAAACGCATAACCTCCCGGCGTACTAGGTGACTTTGTAATACAACGTCCTAAAAGATTAAATTCATTTTGCAATTGAGTAGATAATGGGTAATCTTCATCTTTAAGTTGTTTCTCATACAAAACACAAGCTTTATATTTTTGGCATTTACCTAGTAAGCGTTTATTATTAGGCTTGTAATTCTTTTTGAAGAACTCATAAACTTGAATTAATTTCTTCGGTTTTCCAAATTCTTCAAAGAAGTTTAACAAAATTAAATTTATCACATGAGATGAGACTATAGCAATCGGTTTTGTGACCATTTGTTCGTACTTATCGTCAGACATGGCGATTGATTTATCAATCAGCTTAATTTTCTCTTCTGGTAAATCGTTATAAATAGTATTCATATCAGCACTTACATATATACCATTACTTTCATATTTCACTTTCTTGCTATCATAAATATCGAGTAATAAATCGGTAAATGTGCGATATTCCTTATCGCGTAATAAGTATAGCTCATCTCCATCAGAGTCGTTAACACCCTTGATTGAAGCGGTTCCTTCATAGATAAATTTCTCAGATTTATCCAGAAAGTAATTTCCTTTTGATTTACGAAATTTTACAGGTTTTAACTCAATACCTTGCTCTTTTGCAAATTTTACTACCTTATTTAACTTATCTTGCTTGCCCTCCCAAATCTGAAAGGCCGCTGTACACCACTCGAGCGGATAGTAGTAACGAAGCCACGTGGAGATATAACCAATGTACGAGTACGCCATCGAATGATTAATAGAGAAACCGTAGTTTGCTGCATCAATGAAGACTTGAATGAAATCATCAGCAATCTGTTCAGCATGTTCTTGTGAATCATTGTATTCTGTAACCATGGTATGAACAAAATCTTCATGGATCTTTGGCACTTCTTCATTGATTACCGACTTAATCTTATGGCCCACCGCACGTCTGAGAACGTCTGCCTCACCTGCACTTCGTCCGCAAAATTCTACTAAGAACTGAATCAATTGTTCCTGATAAACAAGATTCCCAAGAGTAGGTGCTAAGAACTTGTTTAACGCAGGATGATCATTATCCTTAAATCGTCCATGAGTAACCGCATCAACATACGAGACACCTGATGGCCTTTGAGCAGCATTAACCAAGCTTAACAAGTCCATATACTTAACATCTTTACCAGCTTCATTAGAACGAATATTCCGAATAGTTTCTGGAGATAACATATCACTCAGTAATTTACCAGCACGATCACCTTCCATCTGGAATACACCAATGTTGTTTTCTCTCATTGAATTCCATACGGCTTCGTCTTCAAAATCAATAAAATCACTATCTGGTGTGGGGAATGGAATTCCTGCTAATTCAGCGGTACGTGAGATTAGTCCTATATTATCTAGTCCTAACACATCGTACTTAACCCAGCCACAATATTCAATATCGTGCATAGTTATTTGAGACACAGCATAATTCCACCCAGTGACTCGCATAGTTCCCATAGTATCTTCAATCGTATCAGTATTTACAACTATTCCAGCAGCATGTCGTCCGAATGAATCCACAACTCCAACAACCTTTTTTGCTAAATCAATTAATTCTTGATGTTCCTCATATAGAGCAGTTGGGATAAAGCCGTCATCACCTATTTGATTACGAATAGATTGAATATAAGCTGGCTTTCCTTTGTATCTCGGCATTCCATCAGCAATTGCTTTAATTGCTCCTTTAAGTCCATAAGTATTTAACGTCAAAATAGAAGCAGCGTGCCATTGATTATTAGTTAGCAACCATTGTTGAATCCATTCTTTATCTTCTGAAAACCAATCGTGATCAACGTCCGCAAGTGATATGCGCTCTGGATTCATAAAACGTTCGAAGCTTAATCCATACTTAACTGAGTCCATTTCAGTACTACCCGTTAGATATGCAATCAGCGATCCAGAAACAGAACCACGTCCATATGAGACATTAATACCATGCTCTTTGGCTGCATCAATCATTGCTTTATCAGTTAACATATAATCTATTGAGCCATTATTCTTATAGATCTTATATTCATGATTGATTCGTTCAACATAAACTTTTTGTTGTTCTTTTGGTAATTTATCTATACCTCTTTTATGGATTCCTTCACGAATTACTCGTTGAAACTCCTTTTCTGGTTTCTCATACAAATGAGGATATTTATGACTTCTGTCTAATTCAAATTCCTCTACACTATCTGCAATAATATTAGTAAGGTTTAATGATTCACCTATCTGAGTATCGCTTAGTACACCTTGCTTTTTGAAGTCACTGAACATCTCGTCATAAGTTTTACACCATAATTCAAAATTATCTTCGTCATCATACTTTGATCCTTTACCTTCTTTAATAACTTTTCTAATACGATCAGATTCAGGATCTAATGCATGAATATCATTACTTGCGATAAGATGTAGATCATATTTATCAGCAAGTTCTATTAAGTGCTGATTGTAGACTTTCTGCTCAGGATCATTATGAGGCTGGACTTCTAAAAACACGTTTTCTTTATTATTAATTGCTAAATCCACCCACAATTGATGCGTTTCGTCATCATGCTTTAGAAATGATTGTGCTAATCCAGAAGCTAAGCAAGCAGTTGTTACATAAATATTGCCCTTTTCTACCGCTGATTTTAATTCGTTAAAAGTAATACGTGGTTTGTAATAGAAGTGATCGGGTTTAAAAGAATCACTAGACAACTGATTTAATGTTTTTACACCTTCATAATTCTTAGCAAGAATGATTGTATGATACCGACTCTTATCTTCTAGAGACATGGTTACATAAGCTTCTTCACCGGCAATAAATTTAAGCCCTACCTTTTCAGCTTCTAGCTTATGTGAGATCCAATTAGCTACTGTTCCATGATTAGTAACAGCAATTGATTTAATACCGTGAGCCACAGAGTATTTAACATAATCACTATATTTGTTGCATACTTCAAAATAGTGTAGTCCATTTGATTCATCCGAATGAAAATGGAGAGGTGTCCAACATTTATTATTCATTCATTACCCGCCTTAAAATATTATCTTATTCTTGTTGCCAGTGTATTCTTCACCAGCATTACTTGTATAGATATTAATAAATTTTCTTTATTAACCTATCTATGAGAAGATCTCTTCTTCAATCTCATCTTCTTCAAAAAGTGTATTCATTTGCTCATCATTTTCAGGTTTTAACATATCGTCTAATGTTGCTTCTCTATCCTTGAAGTATTGACTACGATGATATGCGCAAAGCTTCTTGTCATAATAATTATTGGGGCTATATGGAAAATTAAGCTCTAAAAATGCTTCTTGGTCAGCAGATGACATCTTTTCAAAATCAACTATATCAGTACAATCAGCTGCAATATCTTGAGCTACCTTATCACACAGCTCTTCGTTGATAGGAATTTCAATATAATAATTTGAAGTAAAAAATTGTTCTTGAATTTCCTTAGGCATACATTCAAGATTATTTGACGCAATTGCAATTTGAATCAATTCTTCTATGTTATCTTGATCAACGTCTAACTTTTTAAGCTTTGTAACAAGCTTCTTCTCCATCTTGGATACCCATTTTGCACGTTCTTGAATGCTAGTATTCCACTTACCATTCTCTTGGCGATAGTGAACAGTTAAATATTTCATCATGTCAAAACGACATTTAATCTTATCGTATGGAATATGATTGTATTGATGTTTACCAATTGCATATAACATAAGTTGACGTGACTTTTCAGGCAACTTCGCTTTGGAAAAACTACTCTTGCTAGATGTTTTATAATCAACTAGCACTGTATTGCCATCTTCATCAGTATATTGAGTATCAATGTAACCAACGAACACAAATTGTTTCTTATCACCAATACGTGCAAGAACTGGTTTTTCATTCTGAATATTGGTTCCTTTAATAGTAGTAAGGTGGCTAAAATAATGTTTTAAATTATTTAAGTAGCCACGTTCAATCTGCTTAGTATCAAATTGAAATGCATTTGGGTCTTGTTCCCATTTGTCTATATATTCTTTCCATTTGACAGGAGCTTCTTCAGCATCAATATCTCCAGCTACAAATTCCTGTACTAAATCATGGCTATTAGTTCCCCATTCTGTATAGATGCTACTGCCATCAATATCCAAGTGTTTTACGTATCTAGCCCAATAATCCCAAAAACATGATTGCGCAGCGTTTACTCGTGAAAAACTCCAAATACGATCCACATTGTATTTCTTTTTTAGTTCGTTTAATTGTTCCTTACTTAACCGCGTCAAACTTTTTCCTCCACTTTAATAAATATTTCCAAATTTTTACCCCTCTATCAACAGGTGAATCTTTTTTGCCAAGTAAATCATACTTATCCCATATGTAGCTAACACCGCGAAATGGGCTAAATTTTTGAGCTTCGGTTCTGATATACTCTTCACCCTCAATCTCCTTAGTCATTACGTCTTTATCAAAAGCCAAAACAATTTCGCAATTTATAGGTGTATGTTTCAATATAAAATCCACCTGTGGCTTGCTAATTGAATGACCACCTAACGCAACAGAACATCCTTCACCCTGTTTATATGTATACTCTTTAAGCACAGATTTTTCTGCTTCAAATATAATAAGCATATTACTCTGCTTTAAATTATCTTTTGTAATATTGAACCCATAAAGATTATTATTTTGCCTATATCCTTTGATGTAATTCCAATACTTAGGAGTGTTTAACAGTTTCATTGTTTCTAGATCTTGTGTCGTCCTGCCTTTTATACCCACTATTTTGTCGTTATGTATCCAGTCATAATGGGGAAATATAATACGCTCTCTAAAAGGCTCGACACATATATTAAATTTTCTAATCACTTGAGGGGAGATACCTTCTTCGATTAAACTGGCTGGGACACCAGAAACAAATCTATTCAAATAAGAGGAATCATATAGATTATTAGATTTTTCCGAATCGATATGCGATCCTTTTTGAAGCATTTTAAGTTCTTTTAATGGATCATATGTGCTTCCATCACCATTTCTCGATAACCCTAATAAGTTATGAATATAGTCCATAACCTCTTTGAAATCTGAATCCATAACTTTTTCTAGAGCACCAAAGAAGTCTCCGTTATAGCCGATTTCAAACAATGAAGTATACATTGATTCATCAAGTTTAATCATGACACCTGTTGGGTTATCCATATTAGGTAGGGCGCATCGAATTTCTCCATTACGTTCAGTAATATCATGAAATCCAGTATTTTCTAAAACTATATGTATTTTATTAATGTTAGATACTAAGTATTTTTTGAGCTCAGATGCCCGCATATCTTACCTCCTCCCTGGAATATATGTTATCACGGGACGTCTCAGAAGCCTTGATTTCGCTAAAAAAACATCAAAATAAAAACAGCCTCCTGTAAAGAAGACTGTTTAAAATTATTAAATACCTATATTCTTATTTGACTGGTTTCCACCATCTTGGAATGCAAATCCCTCTGTACTATAAATAACCCAATTATTATTAGCAGCACCATTAATTACGACTTTCGAATTCGTATCTGAAATATTCATAACATTATTAGCTATTCTATTATAGTCACCTTTCATTACCAATATACCAGTCGTGTTTGCAGGAGATCCATTGGCTAAAATATTGTTTCCGGCAATAACATTGCTAAATGCTTGAATATGAACAATACCCCACTTATTATCCTTGCCATCTGGATTATCATGCCATGATTCGAGCGCAATCACATTACTAGAAATGACATTTCCATTACCAAACGCTCCGTCTGAGTTAGGAAGAAATTCAATCATTCCATTGTAGTAAGCTGAAATTGTATTACCGACAATAGAACCATGCACTGGATTTAATATTCTAATAGCGGAAGCGCCATCTGGATAAATATTATTTCCAGAAATATTAAACCTATCTGGATTTTCCATATAAATTGTAGTGCCCTTTGGCTGTGCGCCTAAGGAGTTGTTCTTAATTTCTGCTTGTTGACTTGCTCCAGTCAAAAGAATACTTGATTGAGTTTCCGCTATCCATGAATTGGTAATTCTCGGAGCGTCTGCGGCGTGTAATCTCACTCCAATACCAACATTATTAATTGTCATATTGTCAATAACTACTCGATCAGTATTACTTACTCCATCGATACCGACACCAGCATTAGTGTCCCCACGAAGGTCAAATCCACTGAAAGTAATACCTGAAAGCCTATTGCTATTATGGGTGTTTTCTAACTTAAACGCAGTAATTGGATTTTGAACAGTGACTTTTGCTCCGCCACCTCCTGCTTGCGTAGAACCATCAACTGGATCAATTCCACTTCGGAGTCCATGATTTAGTCCCATTACATGGACGTAGGAACGATCTATATTAACTGTTGATTTCAGAAAGTAATTTCCATTAGGAATAAATATTGTTCCGCCAACTGATGGAAGAGCCTGAATTGCTTTATTAAAAGCAGGTGCATTATCAAAATTCACATTTTCTGGTTGAGCACCAAAATCTAAGAGGTTAACAAACATAGTACTCATTTTTAGATTAATTTTAGAAATATCAGACTTGTTATCCGAAATACCCTTATTAATGTTTGACACATCTGGGATCTGACCCGGGTCACCCTTTGGACCCTGGATTCCCTGAGGACCCGCTGGGCCCCTATCACCTTTTTCACCCTTTGGGCCAGCTGGACCTTGAGGTCCTTGTTTACCATCTACACCATTTTTACCTGCTGGTCCTTGTAAACCAGTTTCTCCACGTTCCCCTTGAGGCCCTCTTTCTCCGGTATCACCTTTAACCCCAGGAGCACCATCTTTACCAGGAGCACCTTGGTCTCCTTTAGCACCCTTAAGAGAGTTTAAGAAGTCCTCTTCGCTACCAGTATTTCCTTTAGCTAACCATAATTGGTATGTAGATTGGCCATCTTTTCCGTTAGCCCCAGCTGGTCCTTGAGCGCCTTGTTTACCATCTGATCCATCTTTCCCTGGTAACCCTTGTGGACCTCTTTCACCAGCATCTCCTTTAGGGCCCTGAATACCATCATGTCCTTGTTCACCTTTAAGTGAACCTAACCATTCTTGCTCAGTTCCTTGGAATCCGTTCTTTTTAGCTAATTCATAAGCACTTAATCCGTCTGCTCCGTTCTTTCCATCAGCCCCGTTTCGGCCAGAAGCTCCATTAGAACCATCGCGACCTTTAAGAGAATTGAGCCATTCTTCTTCCGTTCCTTTAAAACCATTATCAACGGCAACTTGGTAAGCTGACTTTCCGGGTTGTCCATCCTTACCATTTTGACCATCAGCTCCATCTGCGCCTTTGGGTCCAATTAATGATTTATTAGTATCGACACCATCAATAATTAAACTGCCTTTATCGGAAACAGTAATTACAGGTGTATGGCCGTCAGCACCATTCTTACCATCTTTACCGTCGTGAGCAGTTAAATCTACTCCAGTGTCTTTCCCATTAATAATCAGATGACCGTCGGTTACCTTTACGTCAACATTGACGTTTTCATTAACATCGGGGAGATTTTTTATTTTCTCTTCAATTTTGTTAGCCAATTCTTCAAATCTCTTTTCAAAATCAGCAAGAGTAATTGAGGAAATTAAACTACCGTCAATTTGAGAAGCGTTACCGTGGATTTTTAATCTAAGGAATCCTTCATCAGGGTAAATTATTTGGTCGTCACCTTCACCCTGCCATAATTCGACGTCATATTGTCCAACAGTTAAGTCTTTTAATAACTTAGTTGGAAGTTGAATTATTTTCCGTTCAGCAGTGACAGGTACGGTTTTGATATATGATTCTTCGTTTTTAATCCGAATCAATAATTTCTCTTCGTTTGAGAAACTCATAACCGCATGGTCATCAACAGCTTTCAACTCAATGATTGAGCCATTATTGCCAAACTTGAAATTAATTTCATCGTCAAGATATGTTGTTAAATATCTCATATCTTTATTTCACCTCATGAGTAATTAATTTTTCCTCCTTAATTACCAATCGGTGGATTAGTATAAATATATTTATGTACAAAGGTGGGTAGAATTAGATTTCTACTCACCTTCAATTGTTTATAAAACCCATGTTTTACAAGCGAATATGTTATGCAGCGATTCTTTGGCCGACCCAGATATAGTTAGCGTTTCGAATTCCGTTTACTGCTTGTAAATGAGATACAGTAGTTCCGAGCTGTGCAGCAATTCCGCTTAGCGTTTCACCATATTTAACATAGTGAACCTTTTGAGTTGCTTGTGCGTTACCACTCACTTTTAAACGTTGCCCAGGGTAAATAACTGAGTTAATGCTTAATCCATTATTAGCAGCAAGTGTGTACATATTTATGCCATACTTGTTCGCAATGGACCAGAATGAGTCGTTGTATCTAACAGTGTAATATTGAGTGTTATTTGCTGGTTGAGCTGGCTTTGGTTGTGCGGGGGTGGTGTTAACCTTGTTTGAAACAGATTGACCATCTCCTTTATCAGCAACACGAATAACTTGACCTGGGTGAATTACATCATTGATGGTCTTGCCATTCAATTGTGCTAAGGCGTTCATTTCCATTCCATACTTGTTGGCAATTCCCCACCAACTATCACCCGATTTTACAGTGTAGTTATGAGTATCCTTATGAATTTGCTTACCTTGTTCAGTTGCAGGAGTTTCAGTCTTTGGCTTTTGTGAATTTCCATTAGTGTAACCGCTCATAGTAATGTCACGACCATTAGGTGCTAATGAAATATTACCGTCTAAACCGCCAGCACGATACGTGCTAGTAAATTGGTAGATACTAATTCCTGGAAGTGAAGGGAATACACCCCAGTATGGTTCTGTACGAACATTGTAATCTGGGTATGCTGCAATCCATCCAGAGTTAGGGAATTCAGCAATAATACGATTATAGTCAACGTGAGCCAGGGTATATGGCTTGTATGAGTAATACATCGGCTCGTATCCCGCAGCCTTAATTTCACGCATACCAGCTAAAATAGCTTCTGTGTTAGCATTCTTGTCCCAAGATGCTCCATCTTCATAATCTAATGCAATGATCGACCCCTTAGGCGCTTGGATCTTTGGTAGAAAATGATCTACAACCTGCTTCCCCAATTGAGCATTTCCACCAACTTGATACCAAATATAAGTGTGCATTCTCAACCCATTAGCAATACCTGAACTAATTTGTGTTGGATATGTCCATTGGTCATAGAAATAACCATTTACGTATCCACCAACTTGTGCAATTGCAAACTGATCTCGCGCATAAGGTTTACTTGCATAAGCACCTTGATATTTTGATAGATCAGGTCCATATGACCTGGCATCTGCACTTGCGACCCCTGATAATACAGGGACAACCATAATGATAGTTGCTGCTACCATTAACATCTTCTCGAGAAACTTCTTGAACAAAATAAATTGCTCCTTTCGAGTATTTATTTGCCCTCCTTAATGAAGTTTCCTCCTCATTTTTAGTAAGCGCTTACTATTTTGTGTTAAAAATAAAAATATGATTATTCAATTGTTACTTCCAGTAGGTAATACGAATCTTTGGCTTTTTCCAGCCATCCCATATTCCAGCAATATAGCAATAATGCCATAGATCTGGTTGATTGTCGAAGGTCGTAAAGCCACATATCTTACCATCTCTAAGATCATCACCAACCCAAGTAGGAACCGTAATCCATTGTCCCTGATCTTGACCATAATAACGCGCAGAAGCTACTCCATAATTAACTTGACTGAATCTATCCTGCCACCCTCTAGTGTTGTGAGTGCCTAGTGTTAACTGTGTACCTGATCTATATCCTGAGTGTAAAACATGCATGTATACCTCGACCTTTTCTATACGACTACCTTGTAGAGCACTTCTCATATTATCTATGTCTACCCAGAACATTCCGCCTTCTTTACCATTACGTCCAATGAAAGAATCGTGATATGGAAGATAATTACCTTGACATAACCTATCATGACGAACCAAGGAATTATAATGAGTATGAGCAAGATTCCCTTTTGTCGGGCCCCAATAACCTTCCGATGCAGTCGCTTCCCATGTATCTACATGACGGTCTTCAAGTAGATTTTTCCATTCACTTCCAGTCCAAATTCTTGCTCTAGGAGGAATCCAATTATGTCCATTAGAAATGCGCACATTCCCACCGCCAAGTTTAATCCACTCTCCATTGGCTCCTCTATATTTTACAAACGGCATATGTTCACCACCTAAATACCAATCCAAACAGATCCTACGGGAATGTCACCACCAGGCTGTTCGTCCTGCATGAATAGTCTTCGTCTATGATCTCCAATATAAGGAGAATGAAGAATATGCAGAGTTTCACCGTTGGCGCCCACGCCGTATTGCACGATTCCCTGATTGGTTCTACCATTCCACCAAACTACAGAATGTTTCTTGTCATGATCTGACCATCCACCCCATTTTGCCGGTTGACACAGCCAAATTCCAGCATCCATTGGATGCCCCTGGTCGTCAAGACGTCTCCATATAATTCTAGGCTCTTGGTCGTCATTAACGTGATCTTCTAGAACGATACCATTCATGTGACGCAGGTTGAGCGTTCTATCCCCTGCTTCAACTATAACCTGTGCACCGTTATAGTTATATGCTAGTCGGCCAGTTGAATCTGCTGCTATATGACTGACTGCCCTTCCTTTAGACTTTATATCCAAAAGTATAGGGGCGGTACCTCCAACATCAAATTGAATATGGTGATTATAAGTTAAAGCTAAATTACCATTTTTGGTGTCATCACCATTGACCTTTAGAAAATCGCTGGCCTTCATTCCCCCTAAGGTACTAGAATTAACATTTTGTTTTTTCAATTCGTCGATGGTTAAAACTTGTGAGCCATTAATCTTAACATTTTTACCTTTTAAATTGGTATCAAATGCATCATCACCAAGAATCATGTTGTCTCCTTGCATCTTAGCAAGGTTTACCCATGAAGAACCACTGCCAGAAACACTAGAAAAACTTTGTCCATTTGCGACAGCTATAGGTCCTGATGATAGATCACCTGTCTTCTTTAAATACCTGTCATCATGATTATGATTCTTAAACTCATTTAGAGTGTTACTAGTGCCATTAATCGAACTTTTTAATTCATTAATTGCATCAACTATATTTTTAGCATTGGTTTCTAATTTACTAATTTCACCAAGACTATTGTTAATTGTATTAATGGTATTTTGTAACCCGATACCACCAGTACCCCATCCAGAATGTGATGGGCCCGACACTGTTTGTTCGGTAATCATTCCATTTGGAGCGATGAGTCGGTAAATAATTAAACTTGGATTATTACTATCCTCTCCAATAGCAGTAACAGATAAAATGCATTCCTGATCTTTTGGCACACCATTCGGAGTATCATTCAATCCTCGGATTCGATACACACCTGAATGCCTAATATCAGTTATATTACCACTAGTTATTTGCTTTCCTTGGAACACCATTTCCCTTAATGTCCCTAATACAGATCCATTTTGATCTAGTATTTGAATTTGCTGATCATCACTTTCAAAATGGAGAACATTGTGATTATTCCAATATTTTGCTGTTTTTGTTCCCATTTAATTCTTCCCTTCATCAACAATCCTTAGAGTATTATCTGTTAGATTATTATTGTCATCTTCAAATTTAGTAACCCCGCTGATTAGCTTAGACTTTTCTTCGTCATTTACTACCATAGTTTGTTTTCTAATAGATCCACCCGATCCAGTTACAACTAGTTCTGAGCCGTTGCCATAAACATCATTAACATAAACAATATCGTCTTTACTAATCCAATCGTGTAAATGCTCTGGGAGAGTGCATGTTTTTTCAGTTCCATTAATATTAACGATACATTTATATCCAGCCGGATCTTCTGCAACGATACCTGTATCAAAGACAGGACCCGAACTCTGTTTCACCTTTTCTTCGACCATGATTTGTACAGCTTCTAATAGCTTATTCTGTGTTTCAGCAACACTCATTAAGTGTCACCTCTAATCTAATATCTGAATATAATTAATATTCGGATGAATAGGAGTATGGTTTGCTTCAAAATCATAAGTTCCAATCAGAATATTAGTGTATGGTAGCCAATATTGACTTTCTTTATCCACTGATGGTTGCTGACCTTGATTGTCCTTTTTAGCAATAAAGATCATTTCTACCGGATTCCATGGTGCTGAAACTCTAATCGATACGGCATCTCCAGCTTTGTATGCGGTACCCCCTGACCACTCACCACGGTAAATAGCATTTAATCCAATATCCCCTTTATCACCTTTATATGCAACTTGACGATAATGATCTGCATCACTATCTGGTGTATGTGATGAGTCAGCAACTACGTCTTTAATACATAACCATAAATTGCCATTATAGGTGAGAATATTCTGCTTATGGTACTTAGCAGTCGGACTCCATTGCCCAACATAATTAAAGTCATTGACATATGTATCCCATTCTTTTTGCTTCTCAAGAATATATTGACGTACATTACCGTCAAAAAACTTTTCTATTTCGACAATGGCGTCTTGTAATTTATTCATAGTTTCAGGAGTTATCATGTAATCCTGCAACTGTGCGCTTAACGCGCTTATTCTATTTTGTTCATCATTATTAAGAGTTGTCTTCTGCTTTAACTGTTGAAGTTCAAGTGCGGCTGATACTTTATCAGCAGGCAGGTCAAACAACTCAACGAACACATCAATTTTCTCTGGAAAAGTTGATCTTGACATTCTAGTCTTCCTTTCAACTGAAATGCCTCCTTAAAAACATCTTATTATATCTTATATCCGTACACTTGTAAGCGTTTCCGCAACAAAAACATTAAAATTTATTCGTCATATCTTAACTGAAATCCTAATGAGGCAGTTGTTGCCATTTGGTTATTAAAAACGTCTGCTGCACTAAGTGGCATATTATAGATATTCATCATGTGAATACCACCAATAGAACAAGTATCTGGATCATTAGGATCATTGAGGTATTGCCAAATAGGCATATTATACATTTCTTCTATAACTTTATCGTAAATAGTTCCAGCATTTTCAGATAACGGAAGAGCCTTATATAAGAAGTTCAAATTTACGTTATTCTCAACCTCAAGACGTTGGAATATCTTCTGAAACTCTTGCTTACTTCCACTAAGATAGTACATAGCACAAGCAATAAGATACGCAGCCACATAATCTTCTGACGAACTTCCCCAGTATCCGTTTAGTTCTTGCGAGGCTTTATCAATGAAAAATTTCTTTTTCTCTTCATTACTTCTAAATCCAACTACTGATTGATAACGTTCTTTGCCACCATGTAATAGCTCAGCAAATCCTTCTTTAAACCATACTGGCATATCAATAGTTTTAGGAGCCCCATAGAAGTCATTACATACAGCATGGAACATTTCATGCCCCAAGATACGATCTGCATAGTCTCCAGCTGAGCGTCCGACATCACCATTTTCATCCTTAAGATTCAACTTCTCAAAGTCTTTAATATCTAATTCCAATGTTTGCCTTCTACTAGTTAAATAAGCCGTTGTAGAAGCTTGTTCGCCACCTACGCCGTTACTTACAAAGCGAATAACAAGAGTATTCTTTCCGTCACCACTAATGCCGTAGCAATCTTTAATCCGTTGTTCACCAAGAGATAACCAACCAAGTTTTTCAATCCCATTTTTAATTGCAGCAACAATTGGCATGTCTGCTGTACCATAGTCAAGGCCAACATAATATAGCTTATGAGCATCGATACTCATTCTACCGTCAACATCTAGGTCTACCGACACATTGTCCACCATATATCTATAGGTCTTTTTTGTGACTGGATTAGTTACCGTAATTAAATCGTTAGGTTGAATTGCGTATACAGGAATTACATCTATTGAAACTTTTTCTTGAAAATGGGCGGACTTCCATATTTCATACCTTGCCTGAGCGATACATTGCAAATCATTAGTAAGATCCGAGTTTTTGATAACTTTTGTTCGCATTCCTATCGCATCAACATTAAAGATATTATCTGCATCAGTAATTTTGACACTGCCCTTTGGGGTATAACCAGTCTTTGTAGACGTTGATCCTGCCACAATAACTCTGTTTTTAACATCTTTAAGATTGTATGCTTCTGAAAATGATAAAGCTAAATCAGCTCGATCAAGATTAACTGAATCAAACTCCCACTTAACTTTTCTAGTATCATCTTTCTTTTGCATTTCAATCTTACGATATTCAAATTGCCCCATCGTGTTATATCCGCAGATAAAGTCCATATACATGTCGCGAAAATCAGTAATGATATCCGTAATTGAGGTTCCAATTTCTTTCTTGTAATCGTAGGGCATAACCTCTTTTGTATCGGAAGTGTACATATATCCAAAATCGGTCTCGCCAACCAATTCCATTATTCCCCGCATAGCTTCGCTCATAGGGGTACCATGCTCTATTTTTAACTCATTTTCTAAACCACTATCTTCCCATTTGGTCATTTTATCGGACAAAGTAAGGGTAATAGCACTTGTATTTTCATCAATATTAACCGATGATTCATCCACCCAAAATGTCCCTAGCAAGAAGTTGACCGCTTCTCTTGGATACTGAGATAAATCAACGATACCTTGATAGACCCTAAAACGTTTATCGAACCATACGGCACCTGTATTACTTGGTAAGTATCTATCCTCTACCACCATTCGGAGCGTTCCTGTTCTTCTAGTAAGTGAAGTAGCGTTATAATTTATTGTTCCTCCTGTCGCTCTACCAGTGATCGTATCGTAAATACTGCCATCGTCATTTAAGACTTGAACAGTAGTCTGTATGTTACGAATCGGCTGTCTCATAACACTGGCAGCTCTCGCACTCAACTCGTCTTCAAGACCAGTGACAATATTTGGTAGAGCCTCATTATATTCTGGCTTTTGAAATGAAACCGGCATAAATCACCCCACCTTTATGTTGTCACTTGTCTTCATAAACGCATTTCTATAACGTTCATTAGATTTCTTTGATCCATCATTGGCATCGTACTCTTGATTCCATACAATATTGCCATCGTCATCGTAGGTATAAACAGACTTTCCGGCCGATGCGATAAGTCCTGCTTTTTCCATCGTGTTGTAATCTAGAGGGCCTAATTCAACAAAATCAAATGTTACTGTTGAAATGGAATCTAAACCTTCCGCTTTAGCTGTCGTATGGACGTTAGTAGTAGCAACTACCATAATATCTCCATCTTCACGTCTCATTACTTTTGCACGACCATTATTTAAGAACGAAATAACATTCTGACGATTGACAAATTCGTCATGAGCATTAATCTCATTGGTATAACCAAACTCAGACTGTGGTGTAAGAGGTAAAAATGTTGCTGTCCCAGTTCGATAATTTGAATTACCAAATGTAACTATTGGATATTCTCCATTAAGTGGGACAGCTTTATTCATGTTTGTGTTATAAACAAGATCAGAGAACTTAAAGTCAACATTCATTGAGTAGTTTGTATCAACATCAGATATAAACATTCCTTCAAACGTACTATCAACTGGTGGACCAATTAAAAGATCGCCCATAATCTCTTGTGCCAACGGTACAACACAATATTCATACGTTTTGTTATTCTCTACGAATCTATCGATCACTGTATACAAGTTATAGTGTTTATCGTACCCAAACTCTGAGACTAACTGCCATTCAGTATTAGTTGATCGATATTCGCGTCTATAAACTTGTAATCTAGTCACGATATGGCCGTTACCGTTAATACTTCCAGCTTCAAGAGAATTATTAAACGTTGCATCCATAATCGTTTTAAGAGTCCATTGTGCTGGCTTTTCTTGCTTTTTATCTATGTCTGTATCAACAGAAATAAACATTTCATCATACATACCAGCTCCTAACATAACCTCATCTAATTGAGAAGTCGGAATTGGTGTGTCATAAAATTGTTGATCAAATCCATAGTTAAAATAATCAACTCCTATTATCACTACGCTTCAATCCTTTTCTATGCATATTTTTGTAAGTATTCTCTTTGCTTTTGTCTCAATTCATTTATATCTAATTTACCATCATCGAAGTCTATTACTTCCCTTAAAATAAAGCTATAAACAAGACTGTATTCTTGGAGTTTTAGACGTCCATCTGCAAGTGTTGTTGTTCCCAGCTCAATTTCTTTTAAGGTTTCATCAACACGTTGTTCGTATTCTTGTCTATAAATCTCATAATGCGCCTCAGCATCACGTTCTGCTTTGGCTAATTCTTTCCAATAATTAATCATTTCAGTATTTTTAAAGTAATCCCAATATGCATTATCAATTTCCATAACACGATCGCGTAGCTCATTATGAGAATAAATATGGGCCCATGCATTTGATATAGCACCATTGACTTGCGTAATATATTGTTGCCAATGCTCATCATGAATTTGTTGCAATCTATTTCTTGCTGCTAAAATTTTCTGATTAGCAACATCAATTATTTGTTGAGTTTCTTTAGTGATATTAGGATATTCATTTAATTCTTCTTGAGACTTGTTATCGTCTATATCGTCACCTTTAAATGTCACATCAGGCTCTATATACATTTCTACACGGTACTCCATAACTTTAATGTAGAGATAGAATGGTCTGAGCCCTAAATTAGTTATTTTATTAGATCTGGTACGTGATACTATTTTTCCAGCCTTCTTTTCGCATGTAATATAGTCCCCACGTTTATAGAACTTAATATGTTGACCTTCCCCCTTTTTGGGTGCAAAGTCTAAAAATAAACCATCTTGAACATTCATGACCCATAATTTACCAATCCAATTACTTGCTTTCGCCATCGCCAGATCTGTGTACATTAATGGGTTATCTTTAGGAATAAACACATAATCGTCTTTCCAATATGTGTAATTATCATCGTTATCATTTTCTCTGTATTTAATGAAAGCACGAGCAGATGTTCCTAATAATTGTTTTAAGAAAAGACTCAGTACAACTTGTCCGTCACGTTTATTCATAACGGGCTGAACTATTCCTGATACAGACGGAGTTACGTATTGGGCTGTGAATTCTTGCAGTTCCTCATAAGTAATACCATGTTGTGTGGTAACTTTAAGACCAACATAGTACAACTTCCCCTTCTCAATACCTTTCATTCGTTCAGAGAATCTAGTTGGCGATTCTCTATCAGGAACACGAGGTGGATACCTTTTTAACGCTATATGTCTTTGATCGTAAAGGGTATATTGATATTCTTTAACCATATCACCTTGTTCTTGCATATATGTTGCAGACATCAAGATATCGTTCGTATAAATGAATTGTTTTTGATCAATCGTGTCAAAAATGATTCTAGGTGTAGTAAAACACGAAAATTTTATTTCTGGAGACCATTCAGAGTAGCCATCCTTAACTTTTACACGGACTTTAGCTAGATATGCAACTCCATTGTTAAGAGTTCCTGGTGGTAAAATATGGTTTTTATCAAGCGAAACTTGATCCTTTTCATAAACTGGTTTTGAATCAGCTTTATCTTCTCGAATGGACAAGGTATTCGTTGTTGTCATTTCTGGTCCAAGATAAGTAAAAGTGAAGACTTTTCTCGTCTTAGCATCATAGTTTACTGCTTGGTTTAGTATTGGTTGAACCATTACCTGTCCCCTTTCTTTATATTTTTATTATGTACAACCAAGGTTGCCCTTGGTCTTAGCCTACTATTTACTTGTAGCCTTTTGTCTTGCTACTTGTGGGAGCGTAGCAATCGCTTTAGCAAATTCGTCTACATTAGTAACGTCTGGTAATTCGACTTTAAGATCGCCGTTAATCGTAAGTGAATTATCCGTTCCGTTTCCATAGGCGTTTCTGATACCACTAGGAAGACTAAGAGCATCATGCAATTGCTTACCAAAGATTTCACCTAAGTCCTTGGAAACCATCTTGAATTGTTCACCAAAGCCATCAATAATTTCTTTGTATCCAGCTTTGTTACTAATATTGTCATTCCTACGATAATCATTTAATATGTCTTTATTTCTCTGTTCATACTCGTTAAATGCCTGGAGGATATCTTCCCCTTTAGTTACATCAAATCCAGGAATATCTTTAAGGACAAACTTGTATGAGTTATTTAATTCTTCGAACCGTTTCTTTGCTTCTTCTTGATTAATTGACCCATCTTGGATCTTGCTTGCAACCTGCTCCATCTTCTCAATATAATCATTTCGATTAGAAACTTTTGCGTCTTCAATCGCCTGCTTTGCTTGGTTGACCTCTTGACGTGCGGCATCAACTTGTTCCTGATCAGCAATATAGGTCCAATTAAATTTACCATTTTCATCTTTTTCGAGATAACGAACGTCTTTTTTGTTGATTGTGTTATTCAACTTTTGTTGTGCAAGTGCTAAATCAAGTTGCTTATCAACGTAATCAGCTTCCGCTTTAGACGTTCTCTCTTGGGCGTCGAGAGCAGCGATACGTTTCTCAACTGTCTTGTCTTCTAGTTCAACAATCTTTAACCGCATTTCTTCAAGGCGAAGTTCCTTTTGTACGGGGTTATACCATACATCTTGATCAAACTTAGCCTGATCTGCCGTTTTACCTTCGTTAACATTCTTTTCGAAATATTCTTGTACAGATGAAAGTTTTTGTTCAAACTCATTCTTATTAATTTCAAATAATGAAGTAACGATACTTTCCAATGCTGGTTGATACTCTTGAATCATCGAATCAATTTGATTCCACTCAAATGACCCCTTATCGAATTGAGAACGCTCCTCTCTCAATCTCGCAAGAATATCAAGGTAATTACTATATTGTAAGTAGGTTGCCTCATACTGTTGATTAATAACTGAAGCTTGAGTTTCACCTTTTAGATGAAGTGCGTCTGCAATCGTAACAAGATTACTCATAGTATCAGATAGACGTTGATATTGATCTATTTCTTTATCAAGTAGGGTTTTCTCATAATCATAACGACCTTTAATAGCTTCTTTAATATTATTTTGCGCATCCATAATATTATTTTCATATTCAGTTATTTTATCTGATATAGTCTTAAGCTGTTCTGAGTTCATATCTGGATCGTTAAACTGTTTCCTCAACTCTGCTATAGCCTGCTTATCAGTCTCAATCATTGTTCCATAAACCTTTTCCTGCAACATGAGTTGTTCATAGACAAGGCGCTGATTGATTAACTGCTTGGTCTCCGCACTGTCAGCATTTGACATTTGTTCGTTATAGCGACCCTTTAGCTCATTCAATTGCTTTTGATATTCAATTGATGCTTTAACATATTCCTGATTATGAGTAATATCACTTACTTCGATCTGATCACTTTCTGTTGTAGCATTATAATTAGCTTGAATCTTCGATGATTCCCAACGAGTTCCTCTTGCATAACTAGTGGCCATTGAAAGCATTTGATTATACTTTTGAGCTTCAATTTGCAATTGCTCATTTGCCACCTGAGCGGTTCTGTCAACATTCTTTCTAGCAAATTGATCCAATACACTATCAAGTTCTCTTTCAAGTCGAATCTTATCTTCAACGCCCTTTTCATAAGCCCCTTTTTGATTAAGGTTTACGACGTCAAGATCGCTACTTATAAGATCACTATAGGTTGTACCAGATAATAGCCCATCTTGAAGATTAGTTACGTTATTCTTTAATCGATCTACACTGTTACTTAAGTTGTCCGCAATCTTATCTACATTATCAATCAAGGCATTAAGCTTAATATCTCGAATACTTGTCTTGAGTTCATCAATAGCATCAAGATTTTCCATGATTGAATCTTTAATTGATGATAGTGAATCAGCAAGATTCTTTGCATTATCAGCATCTTTTGTACCAACAAAATTAGTTAAACTTAATTTATTAAATTCTGCCAACAATTGTTGTACGGCATCTGATTTTGAATAGATTTGGTCTGAACTATTCTTTAACTTCATGCGGTAATCATTATCGGTTAAAGAGTCATTTTCGCGATCAAGAATATTCTTTTGATTCTCAATAGATGTGTTAATCAATTCTAACTCTCTTTGAAGATTCTCAACCATCTTTTGATCTTTAGTGTTACGATAATCTTCTTGATTTTTACCTTGTTGCCATACATCAGTCTGCAATTCTTGAATCTTCTGGGTGGCTTGTGAGAAGTTCTGATAAGCAGATTGATATTTTCCAAGTAATTCATCTACTTTACTTGCATTATCACCAGTAATATCTTTAGCGTGATTAAGGTTTGTAATTTGATTACCATTATTCTGGAATCCATACTTGTGAAGCTCGTTGATCATATCAGTAATTTGCTGTTGATATGCACTTTGCATTGTCTTTTGGTATGCAATTTGCCGATTATCCAAATCAATTCGTTGACGTGCCAAATCAATAAGTTTATCCATATTATCGTCGGCTTGGGTAACTGCACCTTCCAGCTTATTTACCTGTTCGTCGAGAGGCAAACCAGTGTAAAGCTCATTTCCCATGTATCGCCAATAATCTTCATTAACCTTCTGTGTAGAATCAGAATAATCAGTTACTTTTTGTCCATTCATTGCAGAATTAGCGTCGGCTGCAAGACCCATCGATTGAGCTGAGGCGTCTACTATACCTGTAAGTTGTGGATTTCCTGCCACTACAGACATTGATCGTAATGGATTAACAGATTGATTAACATCTTCGGGTGTGATTCCGATTGACTTAGACTTATGCTCTGTTGTGATGGTGTGGGTCTCGTTCTTATTAACATTAATAGTAACTGTCTTGCTACTTGGGATACTATTAATCGCAGCCATAACACTGTGAGCCTTCGCAATGGCGCTTTCTGCTCCCGATACAGTTATGTTGGTATTATGTTTTTTAGGAATGCTTTCTATAGCCGACTTAGCAGCATTAGCTTTTGATGATACACCATCATGCGCTGTAAGGTTTGTTTGGTGACTAGCCGGAATACTATTAATTGCCGATGAAGCTCTTTGTGCCATAGATGCAGCATTTCCAGAGGCACTAATATTTACATGCTTATTATGGATTCCAGCTAGTGACGATTTAACCTTGGAAGCAAAGGAAGCTGCGTTACCAGAGGCATTGATTGAGATATTCTTAGAACCTTTTATCCCGTTTAATGCAGACTTTATTTTATTTACCTGACTAACTGCATTACCTCGAACGTTAATAGAGATATTCTTACTCTTACCACTCAACCCATTTAGAGAAGACTTGATCTTACTTATCTTGCTTGAAGCGTTACCAGAAACATTAATCTTAATATTTTGTGACTTCTTAAGACCTTTGAGACTCTTTAGTGATTTGTCTAATCCTTTAGTGTCGGCTTGAAGCTTTACTTTTACTCCTTTACCTTTGCCAAGGTTAGATAAACTCTTTGTTAGAGACTTAGTATCAGCTTGAAGCTTAACCTTTGTTCCATTCTTACCGCCTAGATTCTTAAGACTCTTAGTAAGTCCCTTAGTATCTGCTTGTAACTTGACTCTTGTTCCCTTTTTCCCGCCAAGGTTCTTAAGATCTTTTGTTAAACCTTTAGTGTCGGCTTGGAGCTTTACTTTAGTGCCTTTTTTGCCTCCTAAGTTTTTAAGGCCTTTTGTAAGAGATTTTGTATCTGGTTGTAACTTAATCTTGGTACCTTTTTTACCACCAAGATTTTTCAACCCCTTCGTTAAACTTTTAGCATCTGGTTGAAGTTTTACTTTTACTCCTTTGCCTTTATTTAACTGTTTGGCAAGATCTTTTTGTTCTTGATTCTGTTTTTTGGAAGAATTAGATTTCTTGGATGATGTTTTCTTTGCACTATCTCTACCCTTTTGACGGGCTTTCTCTTCTTCGCGCCCTTCCTTTTCGGCTTGTTTCTTATTCTTTGATGAATTCTTTTTATTAGAATTGGAGCTAGATGGTTTCGAAGTCTTTAATTGCCCATTCTTCCTCAAATCATCTTCGAGTTTTTTCTGCTCTTTCTTGTTCTTAAGGAGCGCCTGAGCATTCTTAAGCTCTTTGTCTGATACCTTACGGCCCTTAAGATTCTTTTCGACATCCTTGGCTGTTTTTGGTTTAGTATCAGCTTTCGCATCTGTAATAAGTCCTAATTTCTTAAGCAAATTAGGTATTAAATTAGGACTCTTGGTCTGCTGTTTACCTTGTGCCGCTTTCTCTAATGCTTTTTGCTGATTCTTAGAAGTTCTAGGAGGAGTACTCCGATCTGGTTTTCTGGAATTACTATTGGAATTCGTACCCTTATTAGAATTATTCTTAGCATTCGATGGTTTATTCTTTGGTTTTGGTTTAGATTTCCCGCCACCATCGTTATCGTCATCATCTTTATTCTTAGGTTTAGACTTTCCACTCTTTCCACTGGAGTCCTTAATTCCATCATCTTTATCTTTTTCATTGTTAGGCTTTGATGGCTTTTTACCCTTAGGAACAAAGTCTTTCATCAAATCATCATATGCATCCTTAGAAATTTGACCAGACTTCTTCAATGCATTAGCTAATTGTTTTCGTGCATTTTTATCCAGATTCTTGGCATACCCTTTAAAAGCGTCCTCTGTTAATTGTTTATCTCCAACTTGATCCATTGCTGCTTTATAATTTTTAGCATGTCCATCCTTAGTATAATTCTTTGAACGACTTTGGATCATTGCATCACCTTGTTCTTTGGTGATAAGCCCATCGGCAACCATATCATTTACATATGGGTTGAACTTATTTTCACTTAAATTCTTAAACCCATTAGATGAACCAGCAACAGCAGCGAGCATTTGATTAGCCGTAGCTCCCGTTCCGGCAATAATATTGCCATTATCATCAAATTGAGCATGCTTATTGTTAGTTACAGCTGCGATTTGTCTAACAGAGCCTTTTCCACCGCTAATAGCATTAAGAATCTTAGTTGGGTCTCCTGCAAGACCTGTTGTCCAATCTGCTAATTGAGTTGCAGACATATCTTTACTAGAGTCGATACCCAGCGTCTTTAATCGCTTTCTACCAGCTCCATAAGTCGCCTTGCCCGCATTGAACTCTGCTAATTTTTGATAATTAATATATCCCGTATTAGGATCTATTAATGCCTGTGCATTATCCGAGCCAAACCTATTACCTTTTTTTCTAGCTCTATCAATGTATTTTTCAAGGCCAGACATATCTTTGGCAGCCGCATTGATAGCTTTGCTAATATCAATCGAGCCATCTCGCTTCATGCCATGTTGAGTCATATATTGACCACTAATGCCTGCATATGCAGCTAAGGCGCTCTTGTCAATTCCTGACTTATTTAATGCAGATAATAATTGACCATTAATGCCTTTGTTTTCTTGGCTCTTGCTGAACATTCCAGAGATTTTTTCAATTGCCTTGGCTCCTACTCCAACCTGAGACATGATATCAGAGAATTGTCTTTGAGCATCTGTCTTACTCTTATCACCATCATCAGTTCCACGCAATGACATAAGATTTTTTAACGCTCCCAAGGCTGCGTATTGAACTGTCTGAGTATCCATCGATTTAATATCTTTGGTTGTTAATGTTCCATCAGCCAAATTAGAAGCATAGCCATCGATACCATCTCTGACACTTCTTTGTGCCTTTTGTATTGCTTTGGCAAGCCGTTTCCCATTAGAAGAATTCCACATTTGACTATTGTTATAACCATGAGTAAATGTGTCTCGTAAATCATCAACCTGCTTGTTATATCTTCTTCTATCAGCTTTATATACGTTGCCTCCCATATCCTTATCATATTGGGATCTAATTTTATCTAGCTGAGACTGGTATGCCTTATTACCTGTCATTAATTTATTTAAGCTAGATTGAGAGGTCAATTTCTTAATGTTAGATAAGTTCTTTGTTATAGAATCGCCAAGGTCTTCTACTGCTTCCTTCTTAACTTGTTTCAGATTAGATTGAAGCATAGTCATTTTTTGATTAACCTGATCGACATTTTCAGATCCCCGAATCCGTAATTCAAGCCCGTTGCTTTTGGCTATTTCGTTATAATTTTTCTTTAAACTTTCAAAAGCGTCGCCTGTATATTTACCATCTTTGGTTTGAAGCGTTGGTAGAATATCTCGCAATTCTTTTGCGGATTTAATTGAATTTGAAATACGTCCAGTGACCAATCCATTATTCTCAATCTTATTACTAGTTTTATCTACGGAACTCCCAACATCATCAATATATTTACTAAATTGTTTAGCACTTTCTCCAGCGGGGTTCATTGCCTTTTGCAATGCTTTGATTGGATGAATTCCCATTGCATTCATAGCTATGCCCGCTATCGTTACAGCATCCAAAGCCAAACCAACATAGCCTAATCCAGCACTTAAGACTCCCAATCCAGACCCAAACACTTTGGCGACTTTACCTAACTTGCTAACTTTGTTAGTAGTTTTACTTAGCTGAGTATTTGCAGGAACAAAATGGTCTCCAACCTTTTTCATACCGCTAGACATTTCATTCTGCGCTCTACTATTACTCTTTTTCGCTTCTGTATTTTCTCTATAAGCAGAAGTGTTCTTTTTTAGTCCTTCTATATCGTAGTCTCCAATAAATTGAAGACCTTGAGACGACGACCCTTGTAATTTAAGCTTTGCCTGATTTAATTCTGAGCTATAACCCTCAGTGTCTGTTGCTATTGAACCTCGATTAGATTTCCCTCTCCCGGTTAATTCTCCCCAAGCATCCTTGAGGCCATTAACGCTATCTCTCATCTTCTGTGTCTTGGAACTAAGCCCCGTAAGACGTTCTAAAACATTGTCTCCCTTTTTACCTTGTAGGATAACAGATCCTAAGCCACCAGCTAAACTAACCATTGCCTTTCTCGCCATAACCATTCCGGTAGCTACAGCCCCCCATCTTACAGCAGATGAGAGGAACGGATTGGCAGATAACTTGAGAAGCCCTCCACCGAGACCAGTCGCAAGATTTAGCATATCGCTAATACCTTTACGACCACCGGTAATGTTTTCAACAAATTGTCCCCACATGTCTTGAAGACCTTTTAATTGAAATTCAACAGATTGCTTCTGCTTGGCCATTTCTTGATATGCAGAGCCGTCGCTTCCGAGACCTTGTTGATCTTCGGCCTCTCGCATAGCTTGACGTGCAGTTTTCCAATTATCCATCGTTGCTTGGAAGATGTTAGCATGGTTGGCACCAGCAGCATATTGAGCAGCGGTGTTTTTGTCTTGTTCTGAAAGTGTATTCCACTTCTTACCAAGTTGGTCCATAACGTCCCAAGTAGACTTTAGCTTCCCATTTGTATCAGTTAGGTTGACCCCTAAACCTTTAAAGAAAGCGGCACGTGTTTGATCTTGTTTAGTTAAACCAGTTCCCATTTTAGCGATACGAGAACCAATGGTTTTATAGGCAGTCCCAATGGCGTCACCACCGGCGCGAGTACCTTCTTGGGCAGCGGTAATAATACCAGTTAATTGTGAGAATTTGGTACCAGTAGCACCCACAGTTGAACTAGCCTTTTGATAAGCAGCTCCTAAGTCATCCATTTCGATGGCATGCTTATTTGAGACTTGATTCATGGCGTTAATAATATCTACTGACTTAATACCTTCCTTTTGGAAAGCTTTCATAGGAACAGACATATATTTAACCATGTCATTAACAGGGACCTCACCAACGAACGCCCCCATCACAGATTGTTTGGCGAGTTTATTAGACTGTTTTAAGTTATATCCAGCGGTTGCCCATTGTTCTACAGCAGAAGCAAATTCTGGAGCCGTCTTACCTACTTCAGCAGCATCTTTGTAAATATTTTTCTTCCAGCGATTAACTGCTCGTTGACTATCAGGAACAACCTTAGTAACTTTGGTGATAGCTTTATCTACATCATTAAATTGTGATATTATGCCCGCTATACCCATAGCACCAGTCATTAAAGCACTACCAACATCCATAGTAGGGACAATGCCACCACGAGTCCGTGTTCTTCGAACGTTAGAGGCGTATGCCCCATCTAATCGCTTGGCGTTGATCATAGATAGGTTTCTTTGTTGTGCTCTTTCTGCTCGATTTGCTTTTTCCCGATACTCTGGTATTAATTTAATAGCTTCAGCTTCAGACCTTAACGCTGCGGCTCTTTCACGCAAAGCTCTGGTCTCATTTCTGCCTGCCGTACCTTTCGCCATTTTCTGCTCGGTACTATACGCTTCTTTCATGATTCGACCATAATCTTGCCAGTCGCGCTTAGCGGCAGATATTTCTCGGCGTGTTTGTGCAAGCCTTTGAGCAGTTTCATCTTTTATGCTAGGCGTTGTACTACGCCGGATTTGTTTATTAATATCCTTGCGTCCGATACCCGCATCTTCTGATAGTCGCCTATATTCTGCAATATCCTTTTGTAATTGAGCTTTGTTTTGTGCAGCACTTTCTTTATAAACTTGGGCTACTCTGTCGTTATTAGCTTTTGTAGCATCGAGGTTATTTTTACGCATTGCTGCGTAGGTTTGCTCCATGTTACGTCTTGCCTCTTCAACTTGCTTACGTAACCCTAGCCCAGCACCTTTTATATAAGATTTATTGAGCTCGTCAATCCCCTTACGTGCTTTGGCAACTTGTTCGTCAAATTTTGAATTTCCTGCATCTACAGAAAATTTAATTGGCTCATTAGCTAGACGGCGGACTTTCTCCATCTCTCTAGCTAACTTTGCTAATTTAGCCTCACCTGTTACTTTTACACCAACGTTTGCTTTAAACTTCTCGCCATTAAGTGATTTTCGGATTTCACCTTTTAATCCCTTTAAGCCAGTGACTTTAGGCTTCACCTTTACGTTAGTTTCAATGTCTTTCATTCCGCGGAGTTCTTTATTTAGTTGACGTTCGATCTCCCCCGCGGATGGTAGATCTACCCTTACTTTAATCGATAGCTGTTCGGCCAATAATATTCCCTCCGCTTAGAAATATTTCCTCCTTATTATTTCTAGCGAAATTAATGTCATTATTCGTCCATCAATTCATTTATTTCTTCTAATGTTTCAGATTCGTCTTTCTTTTCCATGTAGAAGCGAGCTGTCGTATCCATTGATTTGTGATGCGCCAACTGTTGTGCTAGTTCAATCTTCTTTTGTCCGACCTGATTAAGTCGTGTTTTTCTAATACTGTGTGGTCTAAAATCACCTATGCCTACAATCTCACCAATCTTCCGAATACGAAGTGATAATGCTTGTTTACTCATTGGCTTTAACTCTGGGTTATAGAAAAACGCATCTGTTTCGATTCCATTTTCCTTCCGCCATGCTAAATAGTTGATAATAATTTGTTTTGTTCTATCAGTGAATGGAATCTTAACAATTTTTCCACGCTTTTCACGGATATTTTCAAAACACTTTTTCTCTAAGTTAAGACTAGACACAGTAAGTCTTTGCAGCGCACCGATTCGGCACGCACTGTCAAATGCAATATTCCAAATCAATTCATCCTGCTCATCATAATGATTGAGCGTCGTCTTATCTTGCGCAAGAGTATCAGTAATTAATTTAATCTGGTCTCCATGCAGGAAATGTACTGAAATGCGCTTCTCATCTTGAGCACCTTCAATTCGATCTAATTTTCCATCGAAAGGATGACTTTTAATCATTCTCCGTTTTGTAGCCCAAATGTAGAAACTAGAAACTGCACTCAATTTTGTATTAATTACTTTTTTACCATTTCCACACTCTTCTGCAAGAAAAGCCATATAACTTTCCATTACGTCTAACATTTCATCTTCAAGAAAATCCTCATCCAACAAATAGAAGTTATCCCACTCTTCTGCAATGTAGCACATGAAGATATTCATGTAAGAATGGTAAATCTTATAAGTTGTATTCTTTACATCAGCATTATGAATAATTCTACTTTTTAGATAACGATCATATATCTTTATGTTATTTGGATTCACCTTAGCCATTCGAGCCTTGGTTGCATATCTAACTATTTTTCTATCTTTAGTAGTTTGATAATTTAAATTCTCTTTTCTTTCCATCTTTGTATTTATCCTTCCGAAACCTCAAAACCAGCACTTCTCAGCGCTTCGGCTAATATATGTATGAATTCCTCCTGATAAATACCAAACGCCTTCTTAAAATATCCTGTACCTTTATGAGAAACAAGACCTCCACCACCGTATTCAAGCAATGCCGGCATCTCCGTGTTATAGGCTTGGCCTTTAACTCCCATATGGATACCCCATTGTTCTGGAAAATGACTGACTGCATTTCTATTAGAAACTCCACTTCCATGAGCCGGTGCTACCATACTCATACGTGAACCATCCATTTCAATATTGAGACTAGTGCCACCTCCTGTGACAACAACAGCATCAGCAAGCTCTCCAGTTGACACATAACCTTTAGACGCTTTCCCGGCCGGCCAATCAGCATGCGCCAAATCTCTCAAGATTTGTTCTGCTAAATGTCTGATTTCACCCTGAAGTGTACTAATCGTGGTACTTCTAATTTTTGCCGCAATATTTTCTATACCCGTAACATCTACGGTGATTTTACCCTCCAAAACAACAGTAGACATTTCTTCACCTCAAAAATTAAAAATGGCGCAAATACGAACGAATACTTATCTCCAAACCCCTCCATAATTGCGCTATTTTTTGTATTTTTCTTTATTCATCCAATCCAGAAAAATGACCCTTTATTACAGTTCTTGCTTCTTTTGAATCAACGTCTGGATCAAGTGACGGTGCATCGTTAAAGCTTACACCCTCGTCTGAATCTTCTTCAGACATTTCTTGTTCTTCTTGCTTCTGCATTTCTGCAACTTTTTTCGCTTGTTGGTTAAGTTCGTGAATTTGTCTACGCCCTTCGTCTGTCTTTGCAGCTTGAGTAATGTACATTCCCAATGTTTGATCAGTTAGATCATCACTAATATCAATTAACTTCTTTAGCATTTGTTGATTGCTAAAGTTAATGATCATTAGTGTATAAATTTGACTAATAACATGTTCTAGCGATGCCATTAACAAGCTTCCTTCGGCGTTTAAGTTGCTAATGATCTCATCAATCTCATCATCTGTTAAGTCTTCCATGTCTAAGTCAGTTAGACGAGGAATCAGAACCTTTAAGATAGATGCTTCATGAAGCGTAATGGTATTACCTTCATCACTATTCACTTCCTGGTTCATTGCTGCAATTGCATCATCCAGACTCATAATAGTTCTAATATCTTCTGTTGTAGGTTCATAAATTGTAACTGCACCGGTTGGCGTTTGTACAATTTCCATAATGTTTCTGTTTTCTGGATCATTATAAAAACTTCTAAATTTAACCATTTCTCGTTCTCTCTCACTTTCAACGTTCTTTTAGACAGATATCATTTTATCATAATTTGTAATCGCTTTCATAAAAGTGCATAAAAAACATTACTTATTTTTATCTGTCTTAGCAGGAACTTCCACAGGTGTTGGATCGCTTAATACTCCAACCAATCCAAGAATAGTTAAGACTGTATTAGCAAGTCCAACAAAAGCTGTAATATCTCCTTTTGGCTGAGCACCAAAACATGCAAATACCTGTTGTACAAATACAATAACTAGGGCAACCAAACCACTGATAATTTTCCCATTAAGAGTGCCATCTGGTTTAATTAACTTATTCTTAATTAAGCTTAAAATCTTCTTCATATTCTTATCACCAAAAATGCGGGAGTAGCCAAGATAATACTGCGATAGCGGCAGTAATAAGGGAGCCGATTGTAGTCTTACTTTGCCAATCCCGACTTGCTTCCAGCTTTGCAATACGTAATTCCAGGCCCTCATAATTTTCCCTGTTTTCCTTTCCAATAGCTAGACTCTCATCAGCTTTCGCTTCAACACTTTCTTGCCTAGACACTTTTTCTTCGATCCGACTTAGCCTAGACTGAATATCTATAAGAATCTCAACTACTTTCTCACTGTCCATCTTGTCACCACCGATCATGGCCGCCCTCTATAAGGAGAACTGTTTATTTCTTTGGCGACCTTACTTTATAAAAGCCTTGTTTTATTTAGCTTCTTTCTTTTCAGAATCGGCAGCTTCCTTATCAGCTTCAAGTTCTGCGTCAATAGCATCTTGTTGCTCATATACATATTCTTGAAATGCAGAGATATCCTTACGCACGTCTCGCTTGTTTGCGTTATATAAGTCTACATTTTGGACATACTGATTTACCGAGTCTGAACCACCGCTCGTTGACAAACTAGCAGTCATGCGCACAACAGTAGTGCCATTGATTACTGATTCACCAGTTAGTGATGTTGATTTAGTTTTGCGTAAAGCCATGCTAATATTCCCCTTTTCTTCTTATTCTTCTGTTTTAGTTTCTTGATTACTTTTAAGTTGTTGATTTTCAGCAGAAAGTTGTTGATTAGCTTGAGTTAATTGTTGAATTTTTTCATTAAGTTCATCAATATCAACTTCACGATTAGCTAATTCCAATTCTGTTAGTGCCAACTTATTGATTAATTTACTTGCCACTTTTTCACCTTTTCCAGGTGTCTGTTGTTTATTATTCATTATTTACCTTCTTTTCTAGCCCTATCATATTTACTAAATCGGGGTCCACCCCATTTTCGACACATAATTTTTTCTGCTCTTTTATTGCCTTTGCCATAAATTTAGGCTTTGCTTCCTCTATTAATTTCTTAGTCGTATTATCAATGATTGCAGTCCCATCATCGTTGTATCCAATAATATTTGATAGCCCGCTACCGTAGACTGTTATTATTGGAGTAGATCCATCGCCAGTTAAGACTGTTTGCATAGTCGCTATTTCTTCATTTTTATAATTAAAAACCTTTTCAACTAAAGTTATATTTTTTTGCATAGTTCACCTTTATTTTTATAGTAGGAGTTTAACAATATTTCCGCCACGTGCTGCTCCCATAGCCCACACCGAGCCCCAAGCAAAACAAATTCCTGATACTATAGCACCATTGCCATCAAGTCTAATGAAGGCAGGACAACTTGCATTACTCATCATTTCTGGGTGACTTACCCACGTGAATCTAAAATGTTGCCCATCATACCATATATCATTTACATCAGTAATATCCCAATTACCATATGGTTTCATCTGATTCCAGACTAAACCAAGTCCAGAGTTACTATTGCTAGTTCCGCCATACCCCAATGTAATTAGTGGCTGAGGTACATTCGATTGAGCCGCCTTATCCCATTGGTGTGTTCCAATTAAAATAGGATCATAAGCTGAATTACCATTTCCTCTGACTCCACCAACGTAAATATTTTGTCCTTCTCCAGTTAAATAGCTTTTTTCGTACCACATAAATCCACCTTGGTGTAATTGTCCACTAGCATCGTAATCCATGGCTCTATTCCAAGAACGATTATCATCATTCACAATCGATGTGGTATTCCCAATAGAGAAAAAGTCTCCACCATATGGATAACCTAATTTTTGCTGTGTATCTAGAACAATAGAAATACCATTTAAATTCCCATTGTTCGTACTAAAACCAGTTGTTATACCACCCATTATTTCTTTTTGCCCGTTAGTTGTAGTAAGAAGATCCATACCAAACTTAGTAACCCGCGTCTGGAACAGTGTGTCAGCACTTGAAATAATAATACCTTTATTGCCATCAAGTCCTATCATTCCGCTCTTGCCTTGTAGCCTAACTTCTGGGACTCTTAACACCCCATGAATATCAGTGTTACCATCAATAACAATCTTATTCGACGCAATTTTAATCTGATCAGGCGTAATATTAATAGCAGAAACAATATTTTTAGGATCGGAATCGTATGGCGATGGCGTCCATGGTGTAGCTACCATTCCATGTTCTAATTTTTGGGAGCCAACATGAATATTCCCATGATCCCTATTTAATTCTGGTCTTACGCATAGATTGCCCGCATTTGTAACATAAAAGGTTGTACTATAATCAATCCATCGATTTTGATCGTTAACTCCCAGCATAGGCCTTCGTATCTCTTGAACTTGTACTGTTCCGTTATACTGACTATCACCCATATAGGGGTATACAGAATCATTACTATCTAGTCCGTTTAGATAAATCTGCGCACTCCACGTATATACTCCTGGCGTCACATATACAGTTTGTCCTAGACCTTGCCATGCAGTATGGTGTCCATAGGCTTTATGCCCTTTACTATCTACCCAGTTATCGTCATACCATACATTATTACTTATATGATTCCAATCTGCTGGATTCCAGTATGCCGTTGATTTAAGGAGATTTACGCCTTTGTCTTTATCGTCAAACGGGTGTGGTGTCCAAGGAGTTTGTTTAGATCCTCGCTCGATCTTTACGTTTTTAATCCGAATATCGAAAGTATCTCTAAAATAAATAATAAATGCCTTATCTAAAGCTTTTATCGTGCTAGTAGTAGAGACTCTTTGCCAATCTCCGGGGACTTGTAGCCCTCTAGCATTCGTATCATGACTTTCATTACCAATATTAGAGAAAATTCCAGAACCTTTAATATCGAATGAAAATGTATATGTTTCACCAACTTGAAGTTGTCCATCTGGGAATGCTCCACCCCATTGAGTGTATATGCCTCCACCTTTACTCCCCCATAAATGAAAGGCAATAGATGTATCATCAAATCGCTCAAAGCTCGTATTAAAATTGCCATTAAATCCAATTCCATTAGGCCAACTAAAATCAGCAGTACCTCTGAGTAAGTTTTGACCGCTTCCCACTTCTTCTGGTGCAGGACTCCACTCAGCGGATTGGGTTCCTTCAACCATCATTAAATTTACTATATCTACCCAATCACACTGTCCAATTCCAGCGTTATTGAAATAGAAAGCTTGTTGATTCTTCTCAAAATTCGATGTCGTGGTAAGAGTCTGTGTAATGTGAACAAACTGATTTGCTTTTGTATGAATTGCTTTATATGGAGACTCCACAAAAGGACTACCCGATGAATCGCCACGTGCAAGTCCTATAAAAGCGTTTTCGTTTCTATCTTGAGGTGTCCTTATATCGAAACTAATCGTATATGAAGTATTAGGTTTTAGCTTATTCATATCAAACGGAAATTGAATAACCCACCAACTCGTAGTCTTTCTTGAATTGGTAAATCTTACTCCATTTTCTCCATCAATATATAGAGAGCCTTTAGAAGTGGCACCATTCCCCGGAGAAAGCATCCAACCATAATCTCCTCGATTGGTTCCAACAAACAGGTTTTTATTACCAACCTTCGTATTATTTAGTTTCTGGTCAATACTATTTACCTGGTTTTGAATTCCATTCGTAATATTATCCCGAACAGCTTGCAATGTAATGGAGTCGCTCTTCATTTGGAACATCGTTTGTGCCCACGACTGTGTAGCATAGCCTTTACCGTTAAGAATGTTATTTACATCTGTGGCCGTTACTTTACCTTGGATTTGACCGTTAGCAACGTCCCATTTTGTATTAACTTCTTTGATTGCTTCAACAAAATCATCTGAAGAATCCGACCATGCCATTGGAGTATTACCCTCGTAAAGCGCAATTTTAGAAATAAATACTGAACCGCTACCTGCGTTCCAATTTCCATGACCTTCGATGCGGAAGGTATCAAGGTTTTTACCGTGAGTGTTTAAGGGGAGATATACACGTTTGAATCCTTCTCCATTTTGTTGTTTTGGGAAACCTGCCAAGTTAACATCGTTGGTTAAACCACGTGTTACACCATCAAGATTTCCATAGGCTGTTATATATAGTCCATTCCCATCACCGCCATAAATAGCTATATCTGCGCTAATCATATAATCTTTTGACGGATCTAATTGAATAGTTTGATTATTTTTAAAACTATGCCAATCAAGCCAACTATTAATTTCTTTTGTCGACGAATCTGCTGGATTATCTTCCAACGCAGTATGATCACCACTTTGATACCAATACTTACTATTAAAATCTCGAGTACCTTTCAGAAGATTGCGGCCACCCATTTTCATATTATCAACTTTACTTGTAATCGAATTAACTTCTGTGGTGACCCTATCTCCTAAATTCTTAACAGAGGCAGTTACTTCTTGTTTCATGTCAGATATATCATCTGGCGCATTACTCCACGGCGTTCCAATCTGACCCTTTTCTAATTTAACTTCATTAAATTCCACTTGAGTACCAGGTAACGCTCTCAAGAAAACAATTCCTTGATGAGTATTTGGGGAAGTATGAATAATACGCGTATTTTGCGATCGCAAATCGCCATTCACCATTAATGCTACGTTGTCTTTATATGGATTAACACTATTCCCATTGGCATCTTGTTCAACGATATATGTTTGCCCACCAAACTCTTTACCGGGTGCCGTTTGTGCAAAAATAAGATGAAAAGACAATACATAATCAGTATCGGGTTCTAGCTTAACTGTCTGAGTTAAGTCCATAGTTGCGTGTTTGCCAGGCTTGTTATCTAACACAATTGAATTGTTCTGGTTTATCCACGCATCTGGATTTATATACCAAGCCTTCTTTAACTCATCTATTGTGGTATTACGAAAACTAGATAGCTTTAGGAGGTTAACGCCACCGCCACTTGCTCTGCTATAAGTAACTTGCTCGCTCTCATGTGGTGTCCAAGATGTTGCATTGGTCCCTTTTTCCAACTTAATTTTCTTTATCCATGACCAACCAGAAACCGCATCATTATTGTTCTCATTTGTTCCACTATCTGGATGCGAAAGATAAACAGTTACATATGGATGTAGCTGCTTCCCGGCTGGAGTTGTAAATGTGATCTTATTATATTGCCAGTCTAACGAGGCGTTTATTCCTAAACTGACCGACCACGACCAGTCCTCAGAATACGCATCAATAAATACATTTTGACGATGATTAAGTGATTCTTGATCAACTCGTGCCCATCCAGATAATGTATATGTTGTGTTTGGTTGTAATTCTCCAGAGATTTGATAATCCTTAAAGGCGTACGCTTTCCCCGCACATTCATCTAACGAAGTACCTTTCAGAAGATTACTTCCACCATTTTGGCCGGAAATACTATCTCCCAATCTATCTACATCGTTCTTTACATTAGTAATCTTAGTTACCGTTTGCTCAATACCATCAGATGTAAATTTCTCACTAGCTGTCTTAACTTCGTTAACTCGTTTATTTAATTTGTCATCAAATGACGTAGTAAGTTCGTTAACGTGAATATTGATTTGTTCACTTGCCACTTGAATCGCAGCGTCTTTAGCGGATTTGATTTCGTTGCGTATTTCGGAATTGTTACTTTGTATTTCTCTAGTTACGTCAACAGAATTTGCTTTAATTGCGACTTCTTTAGCGTTCTGTTCAATCTTCGTATTCTGTTTAAGGATTTGTTGATTAATATCATCTGGATTAGGCTCGTATGCACCATCATCAATTGAAGAAAGGCGAGCAGAGAAATTAGTAAAATACAAATCCCCATTACGTGCCAATAATGCCTTTACCGTCATGTATTTAGCATCATTTCTATCAATGCCTAATCGGTATAGCCCACGATGTACTTGGTGATCTCCTAGTAATGACTTATTTAAACCCAAATCATTGAGAGTAAGTCGAGTAAAATCGACACGTTTCTTATTCTCGTCATATAATTCGAGCGTCAAAACAGATTCAATGTCTAAGTCCGCCTTGGTTCCACTCTTAATATCAACAGCAACTGTGACCTTACCTTGCTTGATATTAAAATAGTTACTTGTTAATCCGACAATATTGTCAGTAGTCATACCCGATTGAGTCAATTCAACCCAACGTAAGCCATTCTCGTCCTGTCGAATGTTTGCTTTTGCAGATATATTTTGCCATTGTGCAAAATCCTCATCTTTATTTTGAAATGAACTGTTTCTAATAAGGTTCAATGTACTATCGCTAATTTGACCAACTGCTTTATTCGTATAAGTCACATATTCGGACTTCATATGGTCCGCGGTTCGCTCAAGATCACCACGTAGTTTTGTAATGTCGCCATTGGTATCTTTTAAGGATTCTGATACTTGTTTAACCCCTTCGGCAGTTTGAGTTACTTCTGTACGTAATTTTTCCTGGGTATCACCTTGTTGGCGTTGTTTTTCGGTTAGGGCTTGAATCTTATCGTTATAAACATTGAACTTAGCTTCCGTTTTTTCAACATATTCACCAACGTCTTGTTGGTTTGGTTCCCAAGGAGTCATTTCTTTACCGATCTCTAGTTGATAACCACATGAGTAAATTGCATTTCCTTCCTGGAAATAATAAGTAAAGACATGTGGATAAACAGTACAATCCTCATGAGGGATAAATGTCATACTAAATCTTTTGGGCTCTTCGGTGACGTCCATAAGAGGGAGGGAGGGACTGTCGATTTTCCCTGACAACTCTGAAACATCATCTTTATCTAATTGCAGTATGGGTAAAAATTGCCCAAAATCTCCTTTTATCCAGACATAAGCACTGAAAACATATGTAATCCCAGCCTTTACATCAACCGCTTGAGTAATTCCGGTATGATTATCAGATCCGTCACCAGTTTGTTCAGCAACCACAAAGCCTTTCCAGGGAGCATCAAGAAGCTTTACATGTTCTCCTTGTTTCCACCAATTTCCCGTGAACCTTCTTGTACCTAGTAAAATGTTCGTTTTATTAGTCAACGCCTCAGCGATTTCACCACCGAGCTCATCTTTCTTAACGCTGATTTCTACACCTTTAGCGGTTTCTTTCAGTTGCGTATCAAGCTTAGAAACAGTGTTGCTTACTGTATCTAAGTCTTGACGACTTGCTTTTCCAAGTAACTCATCTTTGGTCTGTTGAACACTGGTTTCTGCTCTTTCGATCTGCTCCTTTAATGGGTCCAAATCTGTTTGCCAGACTTTATGCTCAAATTTTCCATTAATATTAGTTAGCTCGTCATGAATTTTCCCATTATCCATTTGCGCACTTTGTAAATCGGTACGCATGGTTGACAAGGCTCCCTTAGTGTCTTGTAAATCTTTATTCATGCGATCGGCTTCTTTTTGAAGCTGTTCATGCATATTTTGGATTGATGCATCAAGATCACTAAAGGTCTTAGTGATTTGCTCGTCTAATTTAGCTGTCTTATCATCAAGAGCTGCCGCATCTGCCTTAGCCTTATCAATGGCCTCTTGCATTTCCTTCATTGCTTGAAGATAAGCTTGTTTTCGTTCTTCCGTTAATTGAGCTTCTTCGTTTTGCCATTTAACCCATTGCTGACTGATTTCTTGTTGATTTTTAACGGCATCAGCAACATCTTGAACTAATTGGTCATATCCTTCCGGCTTTGGCGCCTTGCTTGGATCAGCATTGCCTCCACCATTCCAAAGTTCGTTGATGGCTTCGACAAGTGTTTCCTTTGAATCAGTCTTTAATTGTGCCAAATCACCAACAGAGCGAACTGTAGCATAATGGTATTCTCCGTTTTCTAAATACTTAATCGTTTTCTCCATCAACGATTCCCCTTTGTAAAATGTTTTTAAAATCTATGAATTCTTGAAAAAATAAAGCCCTCATTACGGACTTTAGGGTCCATTCATAACCGTATGAATGAATTGTTTTTCGTTTGTATTTCTAAAACATAGAAGGGAGTCGAACCCTTCGATGCTCTCAACTAATTAGTCAGTAATGTACTTGTAAGTTGCCATCTTTCCTTCTTCGTCTGGCATTAAGTCAAACTTAAGTGAAAGAGAGGTTGCCTTAGTTGCATCTTGGCCAATAGTGAATGTTCCTTCTGGCTTTGCGTTAGTGTAGTGAATTTGTGATACGTGGTCTTCACCATTTTGTTGATCACGAATAATGCAATCTGCATAAATTTCAAAGTTGTCAGCAAACTTTTCTGCTTCAACAGTAAATTCGCTAACACCGTCAACATTGGCGGCGTAGTAAACTACGTATTTTGCACCAACCGGAGCAGCATCAGATAATTGAATCAAGCCACCTTCAAGTACCTTGAAGTTCAATCCATTGGCAGAAACAACCTTTGCGTCAGCAGTTGCCTTCTTGATTGCATCTTCTGTTGCCTTTACTGATTCCCCAGCAGTTTCAGTACCACGAGCAGCAGTAGTAATTACAACTTCTGCTGATTTAGGAGAGTTACCATTGTTATTAACAGCAACTACAACATACTTGTATTGCTTTTCTGGAGTTAAGTCAGAATCGCTGTATGAAGTTCCAACTGGTTGACCAATTTGGATTCCATCACGGTAAACTACATAAGAAGTTGCACCTTGAGTTGCAGGCCATGTAATTTCTGCGGTAGTATCCTTAGCTGATACAGAAACTTCTGTAGGCATTGCAGGAATAGTTCCTTCACTACCATCCATTAATTGCGGAACGTTTTGTTCGTGAGTTAATCCATCACTTTCCAATTTGAATACTGATACAGTACCGTCAAGCGGCTTGTTGGCTAACCGAATTTGACGATCCTTGTTAAGTTGGAATCGTTCATTCTTAAACATTTCGCTTGCACCTTGGTGTAATTCATCACCAGCTACAAGAGCCAATAGTCTAAGATCAAACAATTCCGTTTCCATAGTTAACGTACCAGTCCGAGCGCTATCCCAAGCAATTGCGTTAACGCCCTTTTTCTTAGCCCATACACGGTCAGACTTCCATTCAGCACTAGTAGTGTTGGCATAGTCTGCCTTTAAAATTGGTTGCATGGTACCCCGCTTAACAATGATGATGTTAGCGGCATCTTTCATACCGTAAGTAGCCATTTATTACTTCACCTCATATAGAGTTTTATTTTTTTAATTTGACTAGGGTGACTTCATCACTCAGGTCAGTTAATTTCATATCTTTTGTATCGAATTTTTCAGAGGCATAAATTTCGAATTCTCTATCATTGGCACGTAGCTTTGAATAGGCACTTAAAGTATTAAAAAATTGATAATAAGTCATATTTCCCATATTTTCGAAAGATAAATATGAAGGAGCAATAGCTTGTAGTAGAAGCATTTTGTCTCCTAGTCCTTCACTCTTCTTTTTTTGAAGTTTAGCTATTCTTCCTTTGTACAAATTCATCCATATCTGACATTGATGTGGGTGCTTACTAATATTCTTAGGTGCAATTAGTTCTTCATTCGGTTCACTTAAAGTAATCATTCGAATGTAATTGCAGAACTGCTCATATTCAGTTCTATCAATCACCCAATTAGCTTTTTCATTAATAATTTTGTGATTTGATAATGCTCTGAAGTCATTAATATCAGTCTTTGTCCAATAAGCTAGACCATTGACTATTACGTTTAAGAGATCCATTCCTTCTCCAAACATCATTTGACCAGCAACTTTTGACATATTATCGTCAAACGCCATATCTAGAAATGACGGGAATTTCTCTTCAATCTCATCAACTTCGCTTGGAGCACCACTGAATTGTTCTCTAACACTAGTGACAAACACCCTGGTAAATATCATGAATTCGTTATATTCACCAAATGCCAGCTCTGAAATAGTGGGAATTTTGATGTATAGTGATTCGTTAATCGGGACTTTTGAGCTTAAAATAAGTTGATCATAATTTACTTCCATTACATTTCACTTACTTAAAGTCATAAACTCTCATCATTAATTGGTATCCGCCAAATTTGTTATTCTGTTCCCATAATTCGCTCAAACCACCAATTCGAAGCTCTCCCATACCATAATTTCGCGAATCGGAAAAGATGTCGTAGATTCGTTCGAGTAACTTATCTTGTCTTTGCCCCTCATCGATATCCATAATTTCGTTATCAACTAAAATGTAAAAATACAGATATCCAATTACGTATGTGTCAGAGTATTGGTAATGAACTTCCTGTGGAGCAAATCCAGCAATACCCATTCCGATAAACGACTGCTGATCCATAACGACATTCTTTGTATACCTAGTTGGGAAAACTCTCCTCTTATTAGAATTGCTATCAACCAATTCAACCTTTTGCGCCTCTGTTAAAGAGGGTCTGCTTAAAGCATCAGACGAGTTATACCAAAGCAATTTTGAAATCTCATCATCCATTGCTACTGCTTCTAAAACACGTTGCTTCCATTCCCCGATCATTGCGATTGATGATGTATTGTAGTGTTCTTTATCTGGTAATTTTGTTGCCGGCACAGTCGTTCACCTTCTTTCTTTATCCAAATTTTTTAATAACTTTAATTGCTATATTTTTGATCTCACCATTAACTGTAGCTGCGATCGTAAATGTTTTTCCTACATACCGAAAATCATCTTTTATGCGAATTGATATTTTTTTCTCGTCTTTTTCAAGAACATAAAATGGATTAGTATCATCAATATCTTCTAGAATCCAATTGGATGCGCTTTCATTTTCATCTAAATTAACTAGCTGATATTCATATGTGTGACCCAGCCGTGCCCGTTGTTCACCTTCGATATTCCATCTAGTCGGTTCTAAAGGCTTGTTATCTTTTTTACCGTCTTCGCTTTCTTCTGAGTCACCATTGCCTTTGTAGTAATCAGCAATCTCAAGTTCAAAATTATCGGTTTCTGGATTCTTAGTATCCTCATCTAATAACCAACTAATTAAACCCGTTCGAGAAACAAAATCAGTAAATTCAATTTTGTATGCTTGGCCGGCAACTAGTAATCTAGTACCAACCTTTACGGCTCTAGTCTCAGGCGTGTCTTTTATATAAATCGACATCTTTCCATTAGCTAACGGAAGATGATTACCTGAAAAAGAAACACCTAATGTATAAAGCGTCTGGTTTTGCACATATGCTCCCCAACCTTCACCGTGATTGCAGATAATTTTGTTATCTTTATCAACCAACCACTTAATTGTTCTATTGATATGCTTAATCTTTAATTGTTGATGTGTCGGAATAGTTTTGTATTCCTCGGTAAACACAAGCCATTGAGTGTCTCTCCAAGTAACGTAAGAACCTACTCCAATTTCAACCGAATTAGGGACAACTATATATTTGTCATCTGACAAATCTTTATTGTTGCTTTGCGATTGATCTTGGAACACTGCTTGTGCAGGCTTGCCGTCAATGAGGCATTCACTTCTAGTTAGCGTGTTTTCAAAATATAAATCAAAATCACGTTGAGCTTGTTTATATGCCCTAGCTCGTCTTGTGCTACCATTAACCATCAGCTTTTTTCTATAGGCATCTGAAAAATTACTCATTTCATATCCCCATATAGTTCTTGATTAGCATATTCAATACGATTAACAGTTGTACGAATTTCATTAGATAACTGCTTTTCCATAGACTGTAGCCTATCAAGATATTGATATCCTTGAGTCGAGGCATAATCACGATCACCAATAGACTTTCTCATCAGCTCTTGTGAATGTTTCTGTTCTCGCACCCATTCAAGTTTCATAGCCTTGGCAAGCAAAATGATTTCATATCGTTTCAGTTTAAAATTGAAACGCTTCTTTTCAATTTCATCGTCAAAGAAATCAGCTGAAATATAGGTTGCCAATGCAATTCTTCCAGCATCCATATATCCATACAAACGTTCTTCCAATTCATCGTTATCCATTTGATATAGATCATATGAATCAACAGAATTCAAAAAAGATTTATATACCTCTTCGTAATACGTGTAATTGGGGTCTTTTGTTTCATCCATTAATTAAATTACCCCCTTCGTAATACTTAGCGATCCTCATCGAAAGTAGCTTCAATATCACTCCAGAAATCTTCGCGTACATCCTTAGGACGTGTCTTTTGAATCAATTTAGTTTTATCTCTATTTACAAGTTGTCCTGTCTTATAAAGCTCAACTGATGTATTAATAATTGTTGGACGCATTTGAGACTTTAATGCTTTTTCAAATTCATCTACATCTGAGTCAATAATGAAATCTTCAAAGTCATCAATAACAATTTCATCTTTTTCGTTGGCTTCTTCTTCATTCAATTCTTCAACCAAATCAAAGTATTCAAGATAAACATCATCAATACGTAATCCTCTTGCTACATCCATGATTGAAACATCATCGTCATTTACTGATGTGATGATTAATTTCATGTTTGATAAATACTTTTTAAGTTGTCGAAGTTCACGGTATGAAACATATTCCTCATCACCGTGTTCGTTTAACTCTATTGACATTTCGCCATTTCTTGATTCCCAAACAAACATACCGTATGTATTGTTTGCAATAACGATTTCTGTATCCTTATCAATCGACTTTCGCTTACGTCGTTGATTTGTTCTTTGTGACATTAATTACACCCTCTCTCGCTTCAGAGTCACTAAAGATTAGGCGGGAGTCGAACCTACCTAATCTAAGGAATTAAACTAAACTAGCCATTCCATATACCTTTAATTGGAGAACTGAAACCCCAAGTTTTTCTTGAGTTTCAAAGCCCATTTGTAAGTCATTACGGCTTGTGTTTTCTGGTTCGATAGTCCGAGAATCACCTTCCATAACAACACCGATAATTTTTTCACCTTCTGGTAATACCAATACCTTAGTGTCATCCAAGGCAAATTCGTCTGAATTTACCTTAAATGCTTGTGGAATTTCAATAAGCTTCAAACCACGAACAACTCCGAGGAAGCCATTAGTATTAAGTTCGTCCTTCATTGAACCTGAGTAAAGTTGTACATTTGCCATATCAGCAATCTTACTCAATGCTGCCTTAGTACCGTACAAAGCAACTTCGTGGTTTGATTTAGTTTTAATACGTTGTGCTAATTCAATTAACTTGTCTAAGTTTGCTGAACCTTCAACCTTGTCCTTAGCATCAAGCATTGTATATGACTTAGTTAAAGCATCACCAATAGTTGCTTGGATGTGTTGCACAAAAGCATCGGCTACACGATCAACAAGTGCGTTCCAGTCAATGTCACCAGCCATGAATTGATCAAATTCAGCGTATACAGCTGCACCGAACCATTCGGTTTCAATAGTGAATGACTCGTTAGTAATAGTTTGCCGACGCATATCATTAGCACCAGCAGCTACACGACCAACACGGATCGCACGTGGATCTTGAACTTCAAATAATGGCTTGTCACCAAGTGCAACAGTACGAATATCAGCAATGCCATCGAATTGGGTAGTTAATAGAGTTGGCATAACTGCATCGATAGCAGTTGAGATAATTTCAAATACGTCATACTTGTGCTTTTGCCATGAGTAAACATCATATTTACCACCCAAAGCGTCTTTAATTGCGTTACGTAGAGCGTCTTGACCTGAAACTTCGTCAAATTCAAGGTTGCGGTTAAAGTAAAGGTCACGAGCTAATTTTTGTAAGTCTTTCTTTTCAACCAAAATATATCCCTCGTTTCTTATTTATCGAATTGCAATGACATAAACGTCACCGTCAAAGCCGTGTGGTTCTTGACCGATTAGCATAGCGATTCCTTTACCGCTTGCAGCCTTCTTGAAGCCTAAACCGTTGTCACCAACAGTTAATGCATCGCCAACTTTAGCGCCTGAAACGAGGTCAGTTGTTACAGAGAGAACGTCACCCTTTTCTAAGTGATAAGCACGCGCTGTACTTCCAGCCTTTGCTTCGTACTTACCTAAATCAAAGTGTGGATCTCCATATGAAATTGGTGCTTCTGCAACGAATACATCGGCAGATACTTCGTCTGTCGCCTTAGTAACCAAACGACTTTCGCCATCGTCACCAAGGATACCCAAGGTTACAAATTGACCTTGAGGTAAATTTTCTTTAGCTACAACTGATTCGATATGAGCCGTAGCCTTAATCTTGTCTAAAAATACTTTAGCCATAAATCTAATTAACCTACTTTCTTGTTAAATTAATTACTTATGGAAGAGTGCGTTGGCCGACCCATATCCATAATCTCTTTTCGCATTAAGATTGACTGCCTTTACCCCACCACGACTTGAAGTTGGACTTGTTGTCATTTCCTTTTTGTGAGTCGTATACAGTGCAAAGGCGATCTCTTTTTCAATTTCTTCAGGGGTCTTAGCTTCAAATTGAGCTTTGATCTCCTTGATTTGATCTGCTGTTAAATCATCTTCAGCATTCTTTAAGGACTCTTCTTTTGCTTGCATTTCAATCCCAGACTTAAATGCCTTCAGTTCTGCAAGTTGTGCTTGTAGGTTCTTAACTTTTGCACGGTTATTCTCAACTTCTGTCTTCTCAGATTCTGTTAAGTAGGTTGGGAAAACCTCTGTTTTATCACCTAACTTGATTGAGTCATCAGCGTTTACCGTGTAAGGAATGCTGAAATAATGTGAATCATTTAATTCATATCCAGAGACACGCACGATACCGTAGTTATCAAACACAGCAGCAATACTTGTATATGAATCAATGCCACCGTATTGCGTGCGTACTTGCCGCAAGAACGACAATTCCTTGTCGCTTAATGACAATTCAAATTGAGCTTTATTCTTCTTATCTTCTTGATCGTCATCTTCTGCGTTATCTTTCTCTTCGCTATCGTCGTCCTCATCTTCTTTTTTGAAATCGCTTTCATTTTCGTTTGAAGAAATAGTGTCACTTTCGTCCTTAGCACTAGACATTTGTGCACTATCATCATTTGAGTCTGCCTGTTCCTCAGTTGCCGGTTCAGCGCTTGATTCATTTGTAGAAGTCTTATCTGATGTAGAACTGTCTGTTGAGGCAGGACTAGCCTTAGCCTTATCATCTTCTGCTTTTGCAGGTTCGGCTGGTTTAGAAGCGCTGCTTGTATTAGCAGATGAAGTTGGTGTAGCAGACTTCTCTTCATCGCTTGCAGTTGAAGAATTAGACGTTACTACGATTGGTTCATCATCTTGCTTTTTCTTAGTTGCCAAACTATTCTCTCCCTTCTCAGCCGAAAATTCGGCTAACATTTCTTCGAAAGTTGACTTAAAGTCCTCTTTACTAAATATGGTGGATATTGTTGAACCTGCCATTGCTGGTGGAACATCATCGCCAAGAATACACAATCCAGTAAATCGTGCATTGGTAAATACCATACGTCCTCTGTCATCTGTGTATCCTTCGGCATCTCCCACTTCCATTGACTGACCCTTAGAACCATTCGCATCTTGAAATAATTCCATTGCATCAACGAATCTTGTCCAGAGATAACCATTAGTAACAAGCCATTCTTTACCACCAGTAGTTTCAAAATGTGCATTGTTATCCTCTGGAATAAACCCATACGCATGAGTAGCAAACGATAATTTAAACTTGTCATCTTTAAGAGTTAATCGTTTCTCATGTCCTCTGAAATCTTCTTCGTTATCTTCGTTAACTCCCACATAACCTAGAATTGGAATGTTTGCTAAGGATGGGATCATATTTTCTAATACATCGTAAGAGAATACAGAGTTATTAAGGTTCTCACCCGTATGAGCAATATAGATTTTCACTTTTTGAAAACGAGAGTCATTATCTAACTCTTCTGTTTTCTCAAAATGAGTCGGTAATTTTACCGTTGTTACATTAATCATTATTGCTATACCTCACATTTTTATTGAGCATCATCTAAACGATCAGTGTCATCTGTCGGATTATCTGTCTCCGGGCGACCTACTTTGCCTTTATTAGGGTCATTCGAGATAGTTGGTGCCTTTACTACATTAGGCTTATTGTTCTGTGCAGAGGCATCCTTACTAGAAAGAGTATTTGATGTTGGCTTCACTACCATAAGCGAATCAATATCAAGCACCTGCTGCTCAAATGCCAACTGTGAAACAACTTGAATTGGACTAAATCCACACGCTGCTAAATAATCCATTCTTGATCCACCATAACTTAGCTGATCTTTATAATTCGCAATGTCGTCTTTTAATGTGAAGTTAGATTCACGAATGAACTTAATGTTCCAAGTGATCTTACTTTTAGTCTTAATTTGAGTTAATTCATAATCGTAATAGTTCTCTAACATTGGGAATAAATTCGTATATACCCAGTTAGCATCTTTTTTTATCGATAACTTAACAATATTTGAACTTGTTGTATCGCTACCAAACAAGGGAGCACTAACGCCTAAGTCATAGAACAATTGACCTAGACCGCTTTCTACAGACTCATAAACTCCTTCATTGCCCGATCCCTTTAATGGAACATTAGTAATCGTGGAGGCAGATGTTACTGGAACAACACCTTCAGGCATTCTATTCCTCATCTGTTCATCCATAATCTTGGCAACCTTCAACGAAATAGTTGGCTCACCATTTGCATCAGTAGGTATTTTCGAGTGAATAATCCGTACTGTATCGAGCTTGTCTTTGATATCGATATTTTCTTTTGCTTGTGCTAGAGACAAAGCATCTGCTAAAGCTCCTGCAAACGGAGAAATAGCAGTTCCTCCATTGATTAACGAACCTTGATCAAAAGTAAAAGCCATACCATCATCTGATACGTAGTACCATTTACGGTCATACCATTTTGTTTCATCATCTGTACTTCCGTTATGATATGTGTCATATGCTTGTTGTAATTCTTTTGGTAAAGAGTCCCTAACTTCTGCTTTTAACTTTGAAATGTCTAGTCGGTACCTATATACCCCATTCTCCATATTCGTGATTCGACACCATTCAACAGGAAATTGCATGTACCCAACTCCAGTAGTGTCTTGAATCTTGTAAAAGAATGACACACCTTGAATTAACGTTTCTCGAAAGAAATATGGTGCGTAGAATGGAATATTTAATTGATTAATTCCATATGCAATATCAATAAAATCATCATGCATATTATTTGTGTCCAACTCATACTGCTTATTCCCCAAAACTGGATAAATAGAATAATTATATGTTGGATGTGCTTGGTAATAATCAATCACCCTACCGATTACACCGTTACTGATATAGGCTTGTCTTAGCGTCGCAGCTATGTTTGCGAAGTTGTCTGACGGTCTTTGCAAGTACCCTTTAATGCTCGACTTATCTGTTGTCGCAGTTGTCGTTGATTTAAAACGGCTTTTAGGATCTGCAAGAGCAGCTGCATAAGATTCATTTCTTTTACGAATAGCAGCTATGCTTCTATTACGTGCTTGTCTACGTTGTTGTAAAGTACGCCGTCTTTGCGCCAATTTTTCACCACCTAAATCATAAAGTACTCAATAAAATTACTGTTATTTTCTTTTAAATCTTTTTCAAGTTCATTTGCATAGTAGTTGCAGTATGCTAATGAACTATATCTATCTTTGGTTGTTGTCCCAACTTCATAAATCTTAATCATTCCGGCCCGAACCAGATATTCAAGATTTACTAATTCATTGACTAATGCAGTTGCCTGGACATATGGATATAACGTTCTTATTTGGTCTTCTGTTGACAATTTTCGGAATGATTTAGAAGCCTGAAGTTCTTCTCTCTTTTGAATGTCATTCATTGGAAGCCTTAGTTTTCCATTTTCAATAACACTCTTTAACCCAACCGCAATTTCGTGATTAAATGCTGCGTTAGCTTTAACTGTATATACGCATTTGATTCCTCTAGTCTTTGTTCGATCATTTGTTTCATCGTCATTAATGCAAGCCCATGCAGGATATTCAATGTCCCTCTTCTTGTCTGTAAGAATTGTTGTACAGGCATCAAATACCCCTAGACCGTTACCATTAGCGTCCATAACGACATAATCTGCTTCAAAATCGTAATATAACTGCTTTAACCGAATAGCTAAATCTTCAGAGGAAATTGAGTCTTGAATACTTTCTAAATAAACGACTTGCCTCTTATACTCTTCACCATCACGCAGTAATCTCATTAACGTAAATGCCGAGGTATCGTTTTTAACTTGTTTATTACCACCCATTAAGGCGATATCAAGTGCAACTATTCGGATTTCATTAACCTTATCTATTCGCTTGAAATTAGATAAATTCTTAGGATTTGATCTCGCTTTATTCTCAACGTATTCCTCGTTTGTAGGTGGCACAAACGTTTTGTTAAGCGTTCGTATCTTATTCAAAGGGTCAAGCTTAAAGTAGGCTTTTTCCTTCTCCCCAATAAATAAAGCTTCATATTCCATATCAAATCCAGTTTGATTAAAATCATCTGCTTTGCGTAAGTTATCAATACGACTTCTTTGTAAAAGTTTGTGATGCATTGATAATTGATATGGTAATAGTGCAACAAAGTATTCTGGGTTCCCTTTACACATTTCTTTCAGATATTTTATGAAAGATGTCCATATCCAATGTGACTTGAACCATGCAGATGAAATATAGATTTCTTTGTTTTCTTCTGTCTTATAATCCTTATATTCTGGTCTTCTTAAGTAACCTGGTTGACGCGCAACGTTAAGCATAGGTTGCAGAACCTTCTCAACAACATCTTTGTCAATCATTCGGAACTCATCACAGACCAAAATATTGCCACGCAATCCACGTGAATTATCATTTGACGTAACTGCTTGAATCTTTGATCCATTTGGAAACGTCACCGATGTATCATTCAATGAATTTCTAATATTTTTAATGTTTCCAATTTCGTACCTCACAGCAGGATAATTGTTATATAGTTGAACTATCTTTTCTGTAATTATCTTTCCGGCCTGTCCTCGGGTACCAGAAGCTAATATGATATTGCTTCCAGGGTACAAAATACATCTCACAATACAGAAGATAGCTATAAGGAATGACTTCCCTTGCCCCCGGGCTGCTATGTACATAAAGAAATTTGATTTTCCCATCATGTACATCAATATCTTCTGGTATAAAAACAAATGGATTCCTAAATACTGTTTTACGAACGTCTGAGGATTCTTTCTCCAAAATCCTACCCATTCCATTAAATTCTCTTCCCTCTTTTGGAAGTAATTTAGACGTTCTTCACGACTTCTATTACTTTTCGTCTGTGTCATCATATAGACTCTCGACTTCTTTCTCGTCTGCCATGCCTAGATTTCTTCTCATTGGGATAATGAACCATTTAAGAATATATTTCATGATGCTTGATGCATCTTCAAATTCTTCACGGTCTGGAACAGGTTTTGTTGTTTCCCATTTCTGAATTCTTTGACCTAAACTTTCTCCAGAGTCATCTTTTGCATTAAGTACTGAATCGAATCCTAATTCTTTGAGATCATCATTGTATGATTTTCGCAATTGCGTGATAGCCTTAAAATCACCATCATGCAAGGCTTTATTTAACACATCTTTCAATTTAACGTTTTGAATGTATCGCTCCAATTCCAAAGAGGTGGTAGCAGCTTTGATCGCCATAAGACCCTTAAGGGCAGCTTCAAAATAGGCGTATTCTTCCTGGCTATATCCATCTCCCCAACGCTGAATAATGGCATTCGTAACTTTAAATTCCTTTGACATACTTTCATTTAATCCGTCTTCAGAAAATTCAGAGTCTCTAAATGTTTCAAAGCGCTTAAAAGGAGCTAAACGTTTCATATACAATCCAAATGACACGCTATCGTTACTCTTAACTAAATCAACGACTAATCGTTCAATATATGGTAGATTTGTCAACTGACACACTTGTATTACTGATTCCTTATCGTTGAAATCTGCCAAATTGTTCGCACAGTCTTTGCAAATTGAGTAACCATCTTTTAAGAACGCATTCTTATGCTTTAGTAATTGATTGGGGCGTTTTTCTTCCCCACATACAATACATACTTGTTTCATAACAATATCTTTACAAAATGCTATACACTCAAATTTCTATACGTATCTGATAAAAATTTGAGTGTTCGGGCATAGCGTTCTAAATCCGCCATTTGATGTATTGTTAAATTGGATTGTGTTTCAATTTCGCTCATTCGTTCTTGAACGAAAGAAATTTGCTTGATGAGGGCAATTCGGATATTGATTAATTCTTTATCCATATTATTTATCCCTCTTTTACGCCTTTTGCTACGTTCGTGTGTACTTTTACAACAGGTAATAATCGTCAGATTTGTTTTTAGTTTTATAAGGAGGTTTCACTCTGCGTATTACCTGCTCTAAGAGTCACACGAGCGCTCGTATGACGTATTTTGTGTGAAGCGACGTAACCGACCTGTCAGCTTCGTCGTAGGTTTTTTAGCTCTACTTAAGCTATGGCTGATTCTATAAATCGCTTACTTAGCGATATTTGTTGATAACTTTGCTTTATGTGCGTAGTGTGCTGGAACGGTAACTGTTTCGCCGCTAAAGCCCAATACTTGTGTTCGTTCTTCCTTGTACACGGATTCGAACTTACCAAATCCAACAAGGTTTACTGATTGGTTATCTTTCATAACCTTCTTAACACCAGAAGTAAAAGCGTCGATAATGTGTCCAGCTTCCTTCTTAGTTACACCTTGTTGATCTGCAATAATATTAATTAAATCTTTCTTGTTTAACATATTTCTTCTCTCTCGCTCTCATTTAATTTATAAAAAGTCTATTATTTTACTTTGAAATATAAAAAATAAAACGGGTCTAATTACCCCTCTACTCTATGATGTTTCTAAAATTCAATTTGGCAACCATTTTTGCGTGATTTTTTGCAAATTTTTTGTAATTTTTTTGATACCGATTGGTGTGTAACCCCTGTAATTAAGGCTATATCGTTAAGATTATTTTTTCCATTAAACTTTTTCAGAAAATGTAAATCATCTTTTTTACATGAACTTTTGATTATTTCTTGCATTCGTTTCATGCCGTCAATAATCATTTCACTTTCAATGTCTAAGGAATTAATATCGACATTACAATAACCAGCTTTAATAAAACTCTTATAATCATCTTCAGCAATATTGTTCGGATCGAATAACTTGCTTATATACGCAGTTTTGTTCAACCTTTGCTCTCTTAGAAAATTGTTATTATTAATTTTCTCTTCGATGTCATCGACAAGCAATATACTGCTCGGAGTTTTTTTGTGCCAATAATGAGTTTCATTAGCGTAAAAAGAATAGTCGCCTTTACGGTATGAACCTGAATTACTGCTATCAAATAAGTAATTACTGAGCCGATCAGTAAACCATCCAGAAAAAGAATGGGTCGCCAGCTGATGATGATTAACCTCACTTCTTATATGTCGTTGCAGCTGATTGGTATCAAGTAATTCTCTTAAATGTTTATCTCGGTCACTTTTTGTTTTAAGTGATGTATCAAATATTTTTCTCATACTATCTCTTATGTCATATCAGCTGACTGTGTCAGTATACCATGAGTCTAAACAGAATGTGTGATTTCGCTAAAAAGACATCACTTTATTCTAAAACTTCTGTAATAACTGATCCGTATTGTCCATCGTCTATGTATTTAACAAGCTTTTGGCAATCATGCATATCGGCATAGATGTATTTGTTGTATCCCAAAACCCCATCTCGTTGGGACAATACATGAAAATATGCCATTACTTTGTTATCACGGTACCATGTAAAGTAATTTCTCATTGTTGATTCAGATAAATCACATATTTTCGCCAAATATCTAGGTGACTTATCATAAACTGGTGCAGAATGACTGTTCTCGAAGATTGTCCCTCGAAAATGTGCATACACACCCATGTAATTTAACGTTTGCTTTCCTGATGATTTTTGTAAAATGCAACTTAACGAGTGGCCATAAACTTTGAAATATCCATCTGACAATATTCTTGACATATTTTCCGGGAATATGATTTCGATAGTTTTCCCTTTGATGCAATTTATATTAATTAAATCACAGCTCTCTAAGTGCTTAAGCATTTTAGGTATAACAGCGAATCCTCTTTGCCATGATAGTGATTCAGAGATTTGTCTTATTGTAGTCCTTAATCTAAAATCACCACCCCTTATAACCGTTTTTGACGCAGATGCTTTTAAAAATACGTATAGTCCTAGTTCTGTATTGTCTAAGCCTTTTGTCAAAACATCATTTTCAACTCTGGTAAATAACATGTTCATCGGTCTATCGTAATTGTCGTATTTGTGTAATACCTTTGTACTCATTTTGTATATACCCTCCTTGTACGTGAGGGTATATTAACAAATTACTAGATAAACCTCATCGTTCTGACATAAAAAACATCTCAAACTTTCAGATATTCTTTATGAACGCCCAAAACATAAGGAAATCTCGACACCCAGCCGTGACTGGCTGGGTAAAGTTTATATTATATACGTATTTATTTATAATAATATGTCTAAGTTATATTGTCGCCAGCTATTTACGAAAATTTTGTTACATCTCTAAGTGGGGTGCAATGAATTCACTTACATTTCTAAGTGGTATCACGTAAGAATATAAGTATTTTTGCGTAAATATCTCTTGGTGGGGTGCAATGAATTCACTTACATTTCTGGCTCACGTCAGAAATTACCTATTTCGTACGGTTTATGATGTATTACCTTTCAGTTAATCCAAAATACAACTATAAGTTTTTTATTCGCCCAAAGAATAAATTGGAATCATGGGACGGTTAAACTTTTTAGCTTGTGTACGTTGTTTGATTGCGTTAATACGTTCATAAAATTCTGGATCGTTTTGACGCATTTCTTCTTCGTCTTTTGCAATCATAGCATTTACTTCTTCCTCAGACATAAAGCGTTTTGATGGAGATTTCTTGTAACCAGTAAACGCATTTTTGACGTTATTGTTGTAAAAGTTAATCATGTCTTGAGCGCACTTATCACCACGTTTAAGTGCCTTAGCAATTGCAGCTTTAATGTATGCGATAGCATTACTGATCTTATGACCCTTGCTGCTTGTGATTACGTAATTAACCATATCTTCGTTGGATTGACTGATTAGAGAGTGTAGTTCAATAGCCATAGGTCTTGTAATAAAGCCAAATACATCAGTAAATGAATTCTTTATCTTTTCTGGTAAAGAGTGATATGGATTCTTGTTTGATTGATTGGATTGAATTTCATTTTCTTCACGCGCACGCGCGTTATCATCCAAACCATTATTATTTAAAAATACATGAGATAGACTAGAGTGAGATAAACTAGTATTCCCTTTTTGGTCGCACGTGTAATCCTGTTGGGACTTCACGGTCATATCAATGGTTTGAGAAGATAATTTAAGAGTTTTACTAAATTCAAGCTTGGATGCAGTAGTCCAGTTAGAAATAGTCTTTTGTACAGTGATGGTATGATTTTTCCATGGTAAAAGAAGCTCAACATTACTTGGTGTTTGTTGAACTGGATAGACATAGATTTTGTAACCCTTAAGTCCTTCACGAACAATCTTAATTAAATTCTCCGATTCTAATTGCTTACGAAATTTACTAATCATTTTGGCTGTTGTGTGAAGTACCTTGGCAGCTAATTCATTAGTAAAACGAATAAAGACTCCCATGTCATCAATAAATGCAGTATTCCCTAAACGAGCGTTATTCATAGAGGCAGAATAGCGGTCAGCGTAAAGAGCGTACAACATCATTGCACGGGAGTCTAAGTTTTTATATTTTGGATTTTCGAGTAAATCTAGGTTTATACCTAGAAATGCTTTTTGGTTATTCATTGTTTTTCTCCTAATCATTTATTTGAATTAGGCACACTTAAATAACCGTAAACCCTTGATTTTTAAGGATTAAAGTATATAATAAATATATACAATATGAAATGGAGTTACCGCATTCCCTTTTGAGGCTTTTGGTTATTCATTGTTTTTCTCATCAAATCAAGAGGTTTGTGGTTGTTATTCAGAGTTTATCGACGTCCTACTTTCGATAAACTCTTTTTTTATGCCTTATATTTAATTGATATTCTAATATTATCATCGCTAAATTAGATAGACAAACGTGTCAAAATAAATTTATCAAATTTATCCTAAAATTAGCTTAATTAATCAAATGTTGATTTATCAATAGATAATCTCAAATCTGGTGTAATGACATGCTTCATCGCCGTTCAACACAACATTCTGTTGCGCTGGATTATATAAAGCCACTGAGCGATAGAAAAATCAAAAAAATTTCACACTCTATCTACTAACCAATGACAATATCATTTTAGATTCCGCTTTAGTCAGGAATTTTGTTATTAAAAAAGCTAATAAACATTTAATTTAATTGTTTATTGTTTTATTAACTTATGGTTTAAAGATACAACAATGTGTTGAAAAAGTAAACAATAAATTCATTACTACGGCAGTCACACATCACATGTAACAAGTCACTAGTAACATGAAACTTGTAATTTGTTACACAACCTAGTAAAATAATAAACAGATATGAAAATGGAGGTGCTAAGCTTATGTCTACTTTGGTTTTCTACAATTATAAAGGAGGAGTTGGTAAGACTACTCTTTCAGTGTTGGCTGCTGATCATTTATCCAAAGACGGCAAACGTGTGTTATTAATAGATTTTGACCCACAACGAAATGCTACGCAATTTTTAGAAGCAGGATATGGGAAAATAAAGACACATTATGGTATTGTTGAGGCGTTAAAAAATAATGCGTTAGCAAGAGCTATTGTGACATTGGATGACAATCTAGATGTAATTCCAGGAAGTTGGAAATTAAGTTTATGGCCGTCGGCATTAGAAAAATTACCTCAATTAGCAAAAAATACTATTTTAGAACAGGCTATCGATAAGATAAAAGGAAATTATGATTATATCCTGATTGATGTACCGCCTCGAACAAGTGATTTTACACATAATGCTGTATTCGCCGCTGATTATGTTTTCATTCCGGTTCCTGCTCAACGATCAGGATATAATGCGTTGAAAGATTCTATTACCTATTTAACAGGTCTTAGAAAAGACTTTAAATTACCATTTAAGGTTCCAGGGTTTATATTATATTTAGTTACGAAATCTAATCGAACGAATCAAGAAATTGCCAAGGAACTTCGAGACAATTTTGGTAAATCAGTATTTAGTAACGAAATTTATAATAGAGATAGAGTAACACGATGGAGTGACAAGGGAATTACACACAAGAAAACAGATAGACATGACAAGGAGACTCATGAAATGTATAGTTTGGTTTTCCACGAAATGTTGTATCGAATGGGAGATGAAGATTAATGGCTAAAGATGATTTTGATGTACTTGAAGAAGCTAGCGAAGTTGTAGGGAAAAAAGAAGGTAGACGCGTCGGTGGTGACGTTAATCCCTATCGTTTAGGAACAAACGAGACAAAAACTACAAGAATTTCTCTGGAGCTTTATGAGTTGATAAGAAGAATTGCTTTTGAAGAAAAAAGAAGTATGTTAGATGTGACAAATCAGATGTTGTTAGAAGGATTGGATAGTCCAATGTTTTCTAATTATAAAAAATACTTCAACAATTAAGATATATAAAGGCATTTAGCCTTTATTATTTTTCAGTTACAAGTTACAAATAACAAATTACATGTATCAAGTAACATGAGACATGTTACTTAAGTGCTTTAGAAGTCAAAAAGAAGTCACATGTACTTTTGAGATATTATAGATCAGTCATTTTGAAGTCAAAATCAAAAGAAAATAACAAAAAAATATCAAAACTGACTTCAAAAAGAAGTCATAATGAAGTATAATGTTATGTGAAGATGAAATATGGAGGAACTAATTATGAAAGTAGCAAATGATTTAGGATATGGTTCGGTTAAGGCGATTATCGATGACAAGGAAATCAAGTTTCCATCTGTTTTTACTATTGAACGTGAACAGGATATCGCTTCACCAATTGAGTTCGAGAGTAAGAGTCAAAAAGATGACTACATGAAAGATTTCATCAATCATATGGATGTGACTATTTCCAGTAGTGCAGTAAAAACTCCAGGACGTTTTCTAATTGGACAATACGCAATGGATAAAAATTTACCACTTACTCATTTTGATATTAATGATTATGCAGGTAAGTCTGAAAGTGATTATTCATTAATTCTTTCACTGAGTATGATAGCTGGAGCAGCTGTAGAGAACGCATATAGCAAAGGTTTTGATCTATCTGAGCCGATTAAAGTTAAGAGCAAAATGGCTGTGGCTCTTCCAGTAAAGGAAGGTAGTGATATTAACGTCAAGAATATGTATCGTTCTCGTTATAATGGAAGTACACATCAGGTAACATTTCATAACTTCAATAACCCAATTACTGTAAATGTTGAATTTGATAAGGTATTTGTTGCTACTGAAGGAGAAACTGCACAATTCTATATCTCTACTGGAGAAAACAAAGATCTTACTACAAAAATTAAAGCTGACTTCGATGAGCATTATCCAGAGTTAGCTTCTCTTGTTAGCGCCGAAGATTTAATTCATGCTAAGAATGTAGTTAGCATTGATATTGGTGCTGGTACAGTAGATATTGTTGTTATTATCAATGGTAAGGCTTTAACAGTTGCATCATTCTCGCTATCAGAGGGATATGACAACGCTCTTCAAGAAGCGTTAGAGGTTCTCGAGGATAAGAGATACAACTTCGCAAGCGTTGCTGAATTAAAAGAGTTCTTGGCAAGCAAGCCTTCCCCATTAAGTCGAGCACGCTATAATGCAGTTGAAAAGATCGTATTTGCTCAACTAGAACCTTTCTGTGATCGTATTGTTGATGAGGTTAGTCGTGCATTGCGTAAAGCTGGTGCCGGAATTGAAGTAGCTACTGTACATGGTGGTGGGTCAATTCCTATGAAAGATCAAAGTCAGTTGCGTACAAAACTTGAAGAAAAACTGAAGTCATATAATGGGGGACAAGTTGTTCCTATACTTTGGATTCCAGCGCCTTATGCTCAAACGTTAAACCGTGATGGACTCTGGTACATTGCGAAGAATGTTGCTTAAAATGGGTGAGTGATATGAGTATCAGGACATTTACATTTAGGTATGATTCAGAAGATGATATCGGCCAATGGATGGCTAAGCAGAGCAAAAAAGGTGACTCAATAGATGCTGCTATACGAACTATCATCGGTAATTATGGTTTTGAGGATTATCGAAAAATTGCTCCTAAGCAGGTCGCGTTGAGTAATAAAAACGAAGAAAAAACAAAAAGTGACGTTAAAGTGACTGCTGACAAGTCGGGAACAACCGACTCAAGCGTTAAAAAAGAAGTCAAAAAGAAGTCAGATGATAAAAACAATAGTGAAGGAAAGGTACATTTAGACATGTTCTCTTCATTGTGATTAAGGGGTCTCAAGGAAACTTGAGGCCTTTTTAGTTTATAGTCAGAAGTCGTATGGAAGTCAAAGCGAATTCAAAAGATAAGCTTCTTTGATTGTTGCTATTCAAAGAAGTCATATCGAAGTCATACAGGATTCAAAGATACGAAGCGTTTATTATTTTAGCGAGTCATTTATCTGCTATCGTTATTTTGTTTAAAATTTTCAATGTTTTATGTGGTTTATGATAGTTTTGTGTTTTTAAGGTAATCGTATCTCAAGTATATAGAATAGGGAGCTGAGCTACGTTTTTCTCTGAATGATATAGGGTTAAAAATAGGTCAAAAATGATTTACAACGAAAGTGCGAATTCACAATCTCGATATTGAAAAGCTTATTTTTCTACTATATTACTGTGGTTTATTAATGATTTGAGTATTATCAAAGATGTGTTTTAATACGGATTCCCTTTTTAGTGGGTAAAACCTCAAATGAGGTGTTTGTTAGTTTGGTGTGATAAAAATACTGTCTAGTGTTAGCTGCATAAAAATGGGAATGTTTTAATAGCTTTTTATGATTCAAAAATAGGAGGCAAAATTGAGATAAATAAGCTAAAAGTAGTCATTCGTATTAAAACAAATTTTTAGGCATTTTATTCAGGTGGGGAAGAAATCAAAAGTAAAATTTAGAGAAAATATATGAAAAATAATAAGACAAATAAAGGTATATTGTCCTCTTTGTGATGGTTGCCAAATATAAAGTACCTCTAAATAGAGTAAATATACCCCGTATTAACATGAAATATGGTGTAGAGAATAATGGTGTGATTTTATGAAAATAGAGTGTTTTCATAATGCTTGTGATGAAAATTTAGGCGAGAATTCGAGTAATAATAAGTTAGTGAAGAAAAATTCACAAAAAGCTAATTAATAGTGAAAGAATAGGGTGAAATTGTGAAAAAGGTTGCCATATTTCTATGAAAATTAGAGTGAAATTTATGAAAATAAAGTCAATTTTATGAAAATAATAGGATGAAAACCTAAGGGGACATTTTCATAATCTTGAAAATTTTGACAAGTGGTTGCCGAATATTGGGAGGGATTTTCAAAACGGAAAGGATTCAGATGTAGTTTAAGGTGAAGTGATATTAATTTGAAATGGATTGATATTGTTTTGTGGTGTGTGGAATAAGCAACTGATACAGAATTGCGCCCTATATTTTAGGCGTTTTGAGTAAAATAACCCCGCTGTGGTCTATACCAAAATATATCAAATAATAGATGTTATTTGATATATGGCTATTTGACTTTTAATTAGTAAGTAAATAAGGGGTGTAAATTTGTAACTGCATAAAATTTTATATTGTCAAGTATTTATTAATATGTTTTGTATTATTTTGTTTCAACTGTTATGTTTATTTTATTAAATTAGTGAAATAGGCTTCAATCTTATATGAAAAATTTTTCATATATAAGAAGCAGTTACTCACACAACCCAACACCTCACGACTTTACACCACAATAAATAAACCTAAAAAAACACCCAATAAAACCCATCACCACACCCAATAAACCAACCAAACTCACTAATTAATCGCATTACACCATAACTATCGCACCGCTCACCAAACAAACACACCCAATAAATTCACTCACTTAATAACTCACTTCACACACCCTAATATAATAAATAACTAACCTAATTAACATACATATAAACCCAATCACTTACTCACTCAATACATACATATACATATCAATACTATACTACTCACTTGATCCATCATCACAATAACATATGAAAGCATTATCATATATCAAACATACTAATCACACTACACCCCATACACAACACTATACTCTCCGCCTTGACAATCTAATATCTACAAACGTAAACCAATTACTTACTCAATACATCAATACACTATCATGTAGTTATACATACATATATATCACTACGTAACGCTACTCACTAACCTATATACATCTATACATAGACATACAAAACACTACACTGTATCACTATCATAACAACACTACACACATTACTATATACATCATCATATCACTGTACTACCTATACACTCATATATACATCATTATGTAATCGCTACCATATCACCGCAATACAAAAGGGCAACACGCTATATATTAACGTGCTACCCTATATCGTTATCTTTATTTTTTAATTCCAGTAATTTATTATCAATCAAATTTTTTAAGAAAATTAAATCTTCTTCAGTAGATTTTTTATTTATAAAGTTTACCGCCTTACTTTTATATTGATAATAATTTACTTTATCTTTATTTTTAGATTCCCACTTTTTAACGCTATTTATTGCGCTTTCTTTTCGTTGTTTGTCTGTTAATTTTCTGGGCTTTGGCACTTAATTATTACCCCTTTAATTTTTTAATAAACTTTCTAAAATTGAGAACACTCAACACAACTAAAAAAATACTAACTAATAAAACTAAACTATTTATAATAATTTGCATAACTTTACACACCCTTTTTATTGTGGTATTATACAACTAACAAAAAGGGAACGGCGCCACGTTCCCTCGATATATAAGCATTTTAAGCCTTAACGTTTTTTATTTTTACGTTTTGGCTTTTTTTTATGCAATTTTTTATAAAACTTTTGTAAATTAAGTAATGCAATACTTAATATATATAAAGCGATTGAAAAATGCATAAAGGCGCTAAGAACGCCATCAACCACGCTTACACCTCTTTTCTACACTATAAAAATAGCCGTAGATGATGCGGGTTGATAAGCTATTCTAATAGCTTACGTATATTATCATAACACATAATTATCAATAGTCAACCTATATTTATTTTTTTGTTTGCTAATTTTTCTATTATATTTTTCTTTCCTTATATAGAAAAATAAAGGGGTGTTATTTTCTATTCTGTTAGGGTTGCAAGTATGTTATAATTCAAAGCGCTATCACTATTTATTATTTTTGAATACTATTTCAAAATAAAGGTGGTGATACATTTTGACCTTGTTAACTCTCATCTTAAAATATCTATTACAATTACTTATTGCAATAGCGCCCGTTGTGGTCGCTTGGTATCTTAATAAATATCATAAGTAATTAAATAGATTAGTGGTAGTTACAAAATAAAAGCCTTTTAGTATTTGCGGTACTAAAAGGCTTTTTGTATAGTGATACATCTTGACCACTAACACTCATCTGTATATATTATAACATCAATTGATTAAAAATAAACAAATATATAATACTACAATAAAATGTGATATAATGAACTGAGCACAGTACAAGAATAGAAAAGTGGTGTAGAATATTGGCAATCAGTAAAGCAAGGGCAAAAGCTAATAAAAAATGGAATGATGCGAACCCATTAAATATTACTTATAATCAAAAAAAACGGGCCGCCCGAAATTTCGTTAATACAAATCTTTCAGCAGATACAAAAATAGCAAAAGCGATAAATTATTATATTGATGACTATAAAAACGACTTGATAGAATTAAGAAGCGAAATAGATAAACGCTTAAAAAGCCTATAAGATAGCATTTTAATAGCTATCTTATAGGCTTTTTTGAAAAAGCACTTGCATTTTTGAACTGTGTACGCTACAATTAAAAGCGTTGAAAGGAAAAACAAACGAAATAAGCGTTTGAAAATTCTTTTCGAAAACTACTTGACTTTATGAACTGTACACAGTACAATAAAGCCACAAACTTAATAAATGAATTAAAAAGTGAGTTCACTTGAGTATCTAACTTTAACTTCAAGGTCAACCGCTAAAAATTCTAAAATTAAGGCTTGACAATTTGAACTGTACACGCTACAATAAAAGCCGTAAATTTGATTAAAGAAAACAAAAATAGCAGTCATCGAACTAGCATAGGTTTTCAAAAATTAATTAAAATTACTTCTTGACAATTTACAGCGTACACAGTACAATGTGATTTGTGAATTGAAACAAGCAATCGCAAACCTTGAAGCGATTAACAAATAAAAGGTTCATTATATGAACTGTACACAGTACATATATACAATGTTCAAACTAATTGGAAAGTTACCAATTCAAAAAACGTTAGTAAGTCGCAACTCAATCAAGACTGTACCGAAAAGGGTCTGGATAAGGCGTTATTATCACCTAGGGTTATGGTGAAAGCTACCCAACAAGGCTATGCAACGGGTGAAAGATCAGGGCACGTGGAGAGCATGGTGCTAATTCTACAGACTGGGCGTAAACGTTACCGTTAAAGAATGACCTCCGCACGGCGGGAAATAATTACAACGGCGCACTTTGAAAATTAAATAAAACTTGCAAACACTACCACGGACTGAGTGGAATGCTTGAAAACTGGATAGCGAATGCAAGGCGGGTTATATGGTGGCAGCATATAAATCGTGAGTATGAACCATAAAAGGGGAAGATTAGCCTATTAAGTGGGGCTTGAACTGGACGGGGTTTATACATACAAACACTGACGACACTTAACGAACACTATTAATTGTTTTTAGAGAGCCTTATCAATACGATAAGACTCTATATAAAGCGATTAATATATGGCAGATTGCAAGAAATAACTTGAACGAATTTAGTGACGTAGGTTAAGCAAGAAGATCTCGATTGGTGTATGCCAATTAAGACATTTAAGTGGTCGGGAATTCAGATACCAATTGATTTGAACCAGCTGGCGATCGCTCAGCTCTTCAATAGCTTGTCCCTTGGGAATAAATCGTCGCAAAACTCCGTTCCTGTTCTGATTACTACCGCGCTCATGTGGCGAACTACCATGGGCAATCTAAACCCGCGCACA